CCTCTCCCGTATAGGCCCCACCCCCCTCTTGTCCTGAGACGGGGTGCTTTGCCGGCCCTCGAGGATGCCCCAGGACGCGTCGCGGCCTACCCGGACCCCCGAGGGTTCGTCCGATGGGCTGAACGGCCGTCCACGTGGCAGCCTGGGCGGCTGGCGGGGCATAGGCGGGGGCTTGGGCCGGGGCGCTTCGACCTGGGAGGGGAGGGAGCGCCGCCGAGCCCTTCGCCCAGCCTGCAGCCATCCTGCTGGTTTCCGGGCGCATCGTCGACGGAAGTCTGCGGCGGATTGCCGCGGAACGTGGCGGACTGCCGCGGTCTCCGGTACAGTCGGGCACCGAGCAGCCTGGGAGGGCGTTCAGATGGGCGAGTCGAAGCAGCTTGGGTCGGGGGACCGGGAGACGGACGAGCGCGCAGCGCGCGGGCTCCCGCCGGATTGCGTCGGCTGGAAGGCGATCGCCGAGGCGCTCGGCATCAGCGAGCGGTGGGCGCGCGAGTGGGAGCGCAAGTTCGGCCTGCCGGTCGTGTACTGGGGGGCTCGCGCCGCCGGCTACGCCGACCGACTTCGCGCCTGCGCTGTGCGCCGCCGAGCCGCGGCCTAGCCACCTGCGCCTGTCTCCGCGGTAGGCTTGGGCATGCCCCTGCTCCAGTGCATCGACTGCGGCGCGATGGTCTCCGACGCCGCTCCGGCCTGCCCCTCGTGCGGGCGCCCCGCCTGGCGGCCTGCGGCCGCCGCGCCGCCCGCGCAGCGTCGCGGCCCCTCGCAGGGCGCCCAGGCTGCTCAGGCCATCGGGGCGATCGTCGCCCTTGCGTCCCTGCCCACCTGCGCGATCGCCGAGAGCGGCCTGCTCGCTGGCGTCATGTTCCTCGCAGGCTGCGCGATCTTCGGCATCGCCCGGCTCGCGTCCGTCTGATGCCCCCGCGAGACAGCATGCCGATCAGTCCAGCGACGGCCAGACGAGCTGACGTCGTCGCGGTGCAGCTCGCCATCATGCGTCACCACCACGATGCGTCGTACAGCGCCTCGCCCCTTGCGCAACACGGGTGCAATTGCTCCCGCGATCCGCAGCTTCTCGACCTTGTTCAGCTTCGACATGGCGGAACTCTGCTCCGTTTTCGTTCGACGGGATGCGGTAACGAGCGGGCGATCGCGGAAGAGTGCGGTCATCTCCGCGGCCTCGAGCACGCCGGGCACCGGGGCAGCGCCTCGACGCGGACCTCGAGCACCTCGACCTCGCACTCGGTCCGCACGCCGTCGACCACCGGCCCGAGCCCGAGGCAGACAGCCACCGTGCGCAGTGGGGTCGCGCGCTCGAGCTCGCGGCTCGACGCGGCCGGGATGAGCAGCGGCTTGGTCCCCGAGGGCAGGCGGTCACCGAGCTGCGTGAGCGACTCGCCCGAGGCGTCCAGCTCGACTCGCCGGAGGGCCGTGCGGAGCTTCGTGCGCGCCGCCGACACCTCGGACCGCACCGCCGGCGCATCCGGCCACGCCTCGAGGCGCGTCGCGTCCTCCCGAGCCCACCCGAGGACGATCGCGACCAGCGCAGCCGCCGAGGCGCCCTCTGCAGGCAGGTGGACGGCGCACGCGGGCAGCGCGGCCTCGGCCTCCGACGCGTTGCCGTGCTGCAGGTGCGTGCGGACCGTGCGGGCGATGCGATCGGCCCCGCCGTCGTTCCGGCCCCCGAGCTCGGCGTACATCAGGCTCAGCATCCGCCGCTCGCGGGCATCGAGCGTGGTCGACCAGATGCGCCAGGCGTGCCGGTAGTGGTCGCTCCCGAGGTCGGGCTCGGCCACGCGCCCCGACGACCGGACGCCGGCCGTCCCGAGGGCGATCCGGTCGAGCGCGCGCCCGAGGTCGCCGCCGGTGCGGGTCGGCGAGGCCTGCGGCGGCCCGAGGCGCACGCAGACGCGCACGACCTCGATCTCGGACGACCACCGGGCCGTTTCGTCCCGCTCGACGCGCCTGCGGGGCGCGCTGGGCTCGTCCGAGCGTCGAGCCTCGCGCACGGCGCGGATCGGCGCCCCGAGCTCGATCTCGTCGTCGAGCTGCCGGTCGGATCGAGCCACCCAGCCCGCGAGCGAGTGCCCCGAGGCCTCCTCGGCGAGCTCCTCGCCCCACTGCACGTGTTTCGGCATGGTCAGTTCCCCCCTCGGACGAACAGCGCGAGCAGCGCAGCGTCGGCGACGTGGTCGGTCGTGATCAGCCCACCGAAGCGGCGGCGGGCGACGGCGACCGAGAGCTGCTTGCCCTGGTCGCGGCGAATCTTGCCCAGGATGCGCGACTGCCACGCCTGCGCGGGCACGCGCACCATCGCGAGCCCGCGCTCGGCGCAGAGCGCCGCGACCGCCGCCCCGTAGCGGGTGACGGCCGCGAACGCCAGCGGGGTTCGGGCAGCGCTGCCAAGGTGCGTGTCCTCGACGACCACGACCAGGCGCTGCCCGTCGGTCGCCGACCGCTCGACCGCCCAGGTGAGCAGCGCGACGATTCGAGCCGCCCATCCCTGGTCGATCCGCGCCTCGGGAGCGTGCACGTCCCCCGCCGCGCGGTGCCGCGCGCCGAGATAGGCGTACGCGCCCTCGGCGGCGAGATCGAACGCGAGCACATCCGGGCGCGTGACGCGCGGATCGACCTGCCAGGCGAACGGACGATCGCCCACGTGCTTGGTCACGTCGCCGGCGAGCCGCAGGAGCTCGTCGAGCGTCATGGGGCCCGGAAGTGCTCGCGCGGCCATCTCAGTGCACCCCTTCCGCCTCGGTAGGCTCTGCGGCCGCCGACTTCTTTGCGCGCTTCGGCTTGACCTTGCGCGTGGCGGTCTCCACGCCGCGCACCAAGCCGTCGGGCGGCGGTTCGATCTCGTCGATCTTCGCCGCGACCGCGGCGGTGTCGTTCGGGTCGTAGCTCTCGGGCGTGTCGTCCTCCGAGGCCTCGTCGGCGCGCATCGAGTCGCACTCGGGGCGGTGATGCCCGCCGACGATGCCGCAGAACGAGCACGCCTTTCCGCGGAGCACGCGGGTCACCGTGTACGTGTCGCCGTCGACCTCGACTCGCGCGGAGCCCGACTCGGCGATCGCTCGCTCCGCCGCGTCGGCCTGCTCGACGGTGATGGCGTACGCGACGCCGTCGTTGTCGAGCGCGCTGCAGAGCAGCTTGGGCGCCTCCGGGCGCGAGAAGGGCAGGCCGGGCTGCCGGGTCTCCGCCGCCGACAAGGGCAGCGTGTCGACAACGTCGCCGGTGTCGAGTCGCACGACCTCGACGAGCCCCTGCTCGGGCAGCTCGCGCACCTCGCACTCGACGTCACGCATCTCGCCCGAGTTCTTCTTGATCGCCTCGAGGGCCTTGCGACGCAGCTCGAACGGCTTCTTCTCCTCGCGGAACTTCGCGTCGACCTCTTTCTTGCGCTCGTCGATCTGCGACAGCGCCAAGCACACGTCCGAGTGTTCTTTCTCGACCGCGTGCATCTCCTCGTCGCTCAACTTCACCAACAGCTTGCGGGGCTCACGCATCGCTCACGCCTCCTCGTTGTGCACTGCACGCTCGTCGAAGCGGAACGCCGCCCCGACAAACTCCATGGCAACGACGCCCTCTTGACCGTCGCGATGCTTCGCAAGCATCGCCTCTGCCTCGCGCTTCTCGTCGTCGCTCGCCTGTCGCTTCTGCTCGCGGGACATCCGGGTCCACGGGCGATGCAGCAGCAGGATCTTGTGCGCGATCTGCTCGATCGCCGCGGCGCCGCGGATGTCGCTCCGCGTCGGCACGTCGCGCATCTGCGAACCGCGATTGAACTGGCAGAGCACCATCAGGTGCAGCTCGAGATCCTTCGCGAGGTCGTTCAGCCCGGCGACGACCTTGGCCAGCGCCTCGTCCTCGCGACGCGCGTCGGGAAGCTGCAGCAGGTGCAGGTGGTCGATGACCACGAACCGCAGCCTCGCCCCGCGGTCACGCATGCGCCGCTGCAGCTGCCGAGCGACGGCACGCACGCCGGCGAGATCCTTTCCCGCGTCGTCGAAGGCGAGCGGGAGCGCGCGCACGCGTCGCTGCGCCTCGTCGAGCAGCGCGATGCGGTCGCCATCGAGCGTCCGACCGTACTCGTCGCGCCCCGTCTGCAGCTCGCGGAACGTGATGGGCGGCAGGCGCTGCTCCTCGGCGAGCTCGTAGGCGGCCTGCAGCAGCGCGCGGTCGTAGTGGCGCTCGGAGAGCATCTCGAGGCTCAGGTACGCACAGCCGATCTGCTCTCCCGCGTACGCCTTGCCCGCCAGATGCCGCGCGACCTGCAGCGCGTAGACCGACTTGCCCCCGCCGGTGTCGGCCGCGACGTAGGTCTGCTCGCCGATGCCGTGCCCGTGCGAGAGCGCGTGCAGACGCGCGTGCGGGCCCCGCATGCCCCATGGGTCGCGCTCGCCGCGCCACTGCGCGCGCAGCTCCTCGGCACGCGTGCGCCCGATCTCGTCCACCGAGCGGACCCGCGACACGACACCGGCCTCGGCGATGACAGCGACCTTCTCGGCGGCCTGCTGCGCAAACTCCTGCGCGTCGACCGCGAGTGGGGTGTTGGCCTCGTGCGCGAGTAGCGAGCAGGTGTCGACCAGGCGCCGGAGCCGAGCCTTCTCGGCGACGATCTTCGCGTGCGCGGCGACGTTGGCCACCGAGGGCGTCGCGTCGACGACCTGGGTCATGTACGTGACACCGCCGACCGCCTGCAGGCGCTGCCGATCGTTCAGCAGTGTCGCGACGGTCGTGACGTCGACGGGCCGGCCCTTCGCACGAACCTCGAGGCACGCGTCGTAGATGCGCCGGTGCGCGTCGGCGTAGAACGCTGCGCCGTCGGGCAGGATGTCCTGCACCTCGTCGAGCACCGATCCGTCGAGCAGCACCGAGGCGATGACGGACCGCTCGGCCTGGTCGTCGTGCGGTGCCGATCGACCGCCCGTGTCGAGCGACTCGCGCAGGATCGAGGCGAGGGCAGCGCGATCGGCAGGCGTGGCGCGCTCGACGAAGGAGCGCAGGCGAGCATCGCGGCGCTCGTCGGCGCCGAAGACCTTGGCCGTCATCCCCACACCTCGTCCTTGCGCGCAGCGCGGTACGACCTCGGGGCGGAGCTCGGCGGGCTCGGGCGATCGGTGCCGTCGCCGCCGTTGCGCTCACGCTCCAGTTGCCCAGGGCGCATCAGGCGCGTCGCCGTCTTGCGGTACCAGCCGACGACGTGCGGTCCCTCGACCGCCTCGGTGAGGATCATCGCGTTGACCATCCGCACGACCTCGAGGAGTCGCGCAGGAGAGGCGCCCACGGTCATCGCGATGCCGTCGAGGCCTCGCGCGAAGTTCCCGAGGTCGACGTGAGAGAGCTTCGGGCACTCGGCGAGGAGGGCTACCAGCGGGCTCGGTCCCTGGCTCGCCGCCGCCCTCTCCTCCGTCCCCCCGGAGGGGGGTAGGGGGAGATCTTCCTCCCTACCTACCTCCCTACCTACCTGCAAACGCGCGCGCGCCCGCGAGGGCTGCCGCGACTCGGTTGAACGATTTCCAGCACTTGACCCCTGGTCGATGTCTCGGCGTTGCTCGACCAATGTCTCGCCAATGCTCCGCCGATGCTCCACCAATGCTCCGCCGGTGTTCGGCGTGTGTTCGACCAATGTCTCGGCAACGCCCGTCCTACGCTCGTCCGACGTCTGTCCGCGCCCCGTTCGGGGGCGCCCTCCGCTTTCGCCGTCCTGCCTATTTGAGGAGCGGTCGCGGCGCTCGTTGATCGCCCTGAGCGACCTGAGGTGCAGCTGCTCGCCTACGTGCTCGACGCACCCGTCGTTGAGGAGGTCTGTGAGGTGCTTCGGAAGGCTCCGGCGCTCCTCGTTGTGCACGCCGAGCAGGCGACGCAGACGCACGCAGCCGTCCTCGAAGGTTGTGGCGAACGGCAAGAAGCCGTCGTCGTCGGCCTCCCGCATCAGCACGTAGAACAAGCCCTGCGCCGAGACCGAGAGCATGCGGAAGCTCGGGGACGGGCGCAGCAACTGCTTGCGGTAGGGCTCTTTCGACCAGTCGCGAGCCATCAGCGGGCTCCTCCAGCTGCACGCCTGCTCGGCTGCAGCGACTTGGTGACCACTCCGATCGCGGTGGTGAACCACCGCAGGACCACTGCCTGCCCCGAGGCCCGCTCGAGGAGGTCGTTCGCGTTGGCGATGTCACAGCAGGCGACCGTGAGGTCGCTCGGCCGGTTCTCGCCGACGCAGGCAATCTGCAGCGCACGCACCGCGGTGGCGGTGGTGACGTCCGACCACGCGAGCTCGCGCCGGATGCACGCGAGCTGCAGCGCACCGATCGGGCTCCACGCCGCCGCACGACGCACGTCGAGCATCGGACGGCCCTCGGCATCAGCGGCGGGACCGTGCTGCGTCCAGCCCGCGACAATCGAGTCGCGAGCCTCGGAGAGCAGATCGATCGCGAGCTTCCGGTCGGCGCGCTGGTAGCTCACGGCGCGACCTCGAGGATCGACCAGCGACCGCCGCGACCGAGGCCCCAGACGAGCCAAGCGTAGTCGGCTGAGTCGGTAGATCGACCCGTGAAGCTGGGACGGCGCGGCAGCACGTGTACGTCGCACGGGTGCTCGCGGTGGAACGCCGCGCGCTTCTGGCCTGCGAGCCATCCGAGGCGGAGGAGGAAGGCCACCAATCCGCCGGGGCGCGCGAGCTGCAGCGCGACGCGCACGAACGGCTCGGCGAGCGAAAACGGCGGGTTGCTGATGACCAGGTCGTTGCCGGTGTAGTCGGCCGGGTCGATCTGCAGCAGGTCGTCCTCAAACACGTCGTCGTACGCGGCGACGCCGCTCGGCAGCTTGGCGTGCGTCGCGGCGAGCGCGCGCTTGGGGTCGAGCTCAAAGGCGTCGATCGTGCACCCCTCGCCCCAGGCGCGACGGAGCGCGGTGCCGATCGCCCCGTCGCCGCACCCGAGGTCGACGGTCGTGCGCGGGGTGCCGAGGACAGGCAGGATCGCGTCGATTGCCCACGCGGGCGTGCGGTAGAACTCGTGCGGGTTCTCGGCTTGCGCCTGCTTCCGCGTGCGGCCGCGGGCGCTCATTCGTCGTCCCCGTCGACGTCGACACCGGCGTCGGGCAGCTCGTCGTCCTGGGAGTACACGCCGAAGGTCTCGGCGTGGCGCTCCTCGTCCTCGATCGAGGCGTCGATCGCCTCGAGGATGCCCAAGGGCTCGGGCTCGTCGTCGTCCTGATCCTGCTCCTCCTCCGCCTCCTCAGCCTCGGCGCGCTCCTCGGCCTTCCGAGCGAGGTACAGGCGGTGCCGCTCCTTGATCAGCTCCAGCCGCGAGCGCGCAGCGGGCGGGGGCGTGTTCGGCGGCTCGACGAGCTCCTCGACGTCGTCCTCGACCTCCAGGGCCGGAGCGACGACCTGGTCGAGGATGACCGGCTGCGTCTTCACGGTCGGCGGATCGACCGTGAACGTCTCGACGTGGCTCGGCATGCGCGGAGCGGGCCGCTGCTGCCAGGGAAGGGGGCGGAACATCGCTCAGCCCTGCCCGTGGAGCTTGCCAAGGAGACGGAAGACGAGCGCGCCCTCGGCGCCGAGACGCGGCAGCTCCTCCAGCACGACGACCATCGCGTCGATCTCGGTGGCCTTGGCCCGGAGACTCTCCGCCCAGCGCTTGAACATCTCGATCGTGCCGTCGTCGATCGTGGCTCCGCGCGCGAGCTCGATGCTATCGGCCGCGGCCTCGACCGGCGCGGGGGCGGCCGCCTTCGCCTTCGTCTTCTTTGGCGCGGCCTTGGGGGCAGGCTCTTCGCCGAGCACGCGCAGGCTCGTCCAGTCGATCTGCGTGGGGCTGATCTTGTCGTAGGCGATGACGCCCTGCCGGCGCATGTAGCCGATCGCCGAGCTCAGCCCGATGCGATCGAGGTTCACCGCGGCGCACAGCGCCTCGGGCGTGGTCCGACCGGCGCGGATCGCGTCGATGATCTTCTCGTGATTCCCGTTCCTCGTTGCCATGGTCCCTCCTCAGTCGAAACGGCGGTTTGCCTTGCTGTCGTCGAGGTCACGCACGCCGAGGGCGACCTCGAGGCGCTGCACGTGACGTGCGGTGGTGCCGATCGCGCGGGCGATGCCCGTGGTCGTCTTGTGGCGAGCGCGCAGGCCTTCGAGCTCGCGACGCGCGCAGTCGAAGAGCCGCCCCTCGCGGAGCAGCGAGCACCGCCAAAGCGCAGCGGCGATCGGTGAGGTGATGCGCGGCATGGTCAGCACCCGCCGGCGAGCGCGCAGCGAACCCGAACGAGATCGCGAGCGCGCGGAGAGCCCGAGCAGCTGCCCGAGGCGAACGCGCGGAGACCGCCGGCGACGGAGCCGCACACGTCGCGCATGCGACGCATCCAGGCGAGGCCGGCGGCGAGCGCGACCCTGCGGTCGGCCAACATCGAGCTGCAGCTCACGCCTTGACGGGCCACCTCGTGCAGCTGCATCGCGCCGCAGGCGCGGCCCTGGTCGCCGAGCACGGACTGCCCGGCGCTCTCGCGCACGGTCCAGACGGCGAGCAGGAGCGCGGTGCGCTCGACGGCATCGTCGCCGACGTAGAGCGGCTCCTCGGCCATCGCGACGGCACGCACGTCGACCGCGAGGTCGAGCGCAGAGCCGTCCCGCACGCCGAGCGAGACGATGAGGGCGAGCAGTTCGAGCAGCATCACGGCGACACCAGACCGCTCGCGACGCAGCCGACCGCGAAGATGACCAGCGCGACGAGCAGCGGGTCAAGGACAACGCGCACGCTCACGCGTCACCTCCGCGGGCTACGTAGGACACGCGACCGGCGCGACGCTCGGCGCGGACCTCGTCGACCATCGCGTCGACGAGCGGGTTCGCCCCGAGCACGCCGAACCGGCGAGCGACGCGTTCCGCCGCGTCCATGGTCACGAGCGAGATGCGGGCGAGGACGCCCACGAGGATGGCAGCCGCGCGATTCACCGCGCACCTCGCCAGTCGAGGACGTGCAGGCGGCCGAGGCGCAGGATGCGCCAGGAGCGGGGGAGCCAGGGCATCGCTCAGCCCTCCGTTCCGGTCATGGGTTGCGTGTCGTTCTCCTCCACGAACGGGGGAAGCCACTTGCTGACCGCTCCGCTGACGTGGCGAAACGTTTCGCCGCGCAGGACGCATACGACCGAGTTCCGTGCGACGCCGAGCCGTATGGCGATCGATCGCTGGCTTTCACCACGCGCAGCGGCGAGCAGCACGTCGAGCGCGTCGACCTCGGTGAGCTTGCGGTGCGTGCGGCCACGCTCAGCCGCCTGCCTACGGTTCTCCAGTTGCGAGCCGACCTCGAGGTGTGCCGGGTTGCAGCACTTCGGGTTGTCGCACGAGTGCAGTACGTACTGGCCAGCCGGGATCGGCCCCTTAGCGATCTGGTACGCAAGCCGGTGAGGGGCGTCGGTGCGAGCGTCGACCTTGGTCCAGCCGTAGCGCTTGCCAGGAGCGCCCGCCTTCGTGCGCCACTCCCAGCAAGGACCGAGACCGGTGAAGTCGGGCCCGGATCGATCGAGTCGGTTCCAGAACTGCTCGACGGTGAGGCTCACGGCATCACCTCCTCGTCGAGCGGAGGAAGATCCTTGAGGACCCGGCGGATCTTCTCCTCGACCTTCTGGGTCGGGCGGTGCTTGCCCAGCTCGACCCGCAGGAGGGTCGCGGGCGAGACACCGATGAGCACGGCCAGCGTGGCCTGCGACTGGTTGAGCGCCTCGCGACGCTCACGCACGGCGCGACCAAAGCGGCCGGGTGGTTCCTTGCGGTGTGGATGAGGCTTCATGGTGACGCTCCATGAAGCACGACCACGCTTGCGCCGTCAAGAAGCCTCACCGTGACGGTTTGCGTGTCCGCCTGAGACGTGGTCCGATCTCGTCGTGACGAATCACGACGCCTCACACATCAAGCTCACCGGCCGCCGCATCCGTGACGAGCGCAGGCGTCTGAATTGGACGCAGCAGCGCCTCGCCAACGAGGCCGGCGTGTCGCTCGCGAGCATCCAGCGCGCCGAGAAGGACGCCGCCGAGATGGACGGGAAGGTTTTGTCCCGAATCTCCCAGGCTCTGAATCGCGGTGGACAGCCGCTGTCCGCCCCCTCCTCGACAGCGGTCGAGAAAGGCGCGACGGTTCCGAGCACATTGGCTCAGATGGTTGGAACGATGCAGGTGCCCGTGACCGCGGCAGACCCGTACCTCGTGCTCGTCGAGCTCGCGGTTGAGAGGAAGGACCCGCCCGAGGTCTTCGAGAAGCTGGCCCAGGCCCGCCGCAACGCGCCGCCAGGGTCCGACTACGCCTACTGGCTGCGCCTCTACATGTCGGCCGTTGATGAAGCAAAGGCCGCTCGGAAGACGGGCCGCGTCTGAATCTGTCGCACGTCACCGTGCGTAAGCTTGACACCTCACCGTGACGCCTCTTAGGGTACCGGAGTCGAGCGCGGCGGGGTTCCGACGGGCCGACCGGATGAGTGCGGGGCAGCAGCGCGAACGCGCCGTGAGCCCAGTTTGGGGGTCTCCCTCGCAAGCCGGCGAAACAGCCGGGCCGCCCTGGTGGCGGTGGGGCCGTTCCGTCAACGCAGCCCATCGACGTCACGTCAACGCGGAGAGCGCCGGTGCAGCCGGCGGAGGAGAACCGACATGCACACGACGGAGGGCGCGCAGCCCACCGCGGGAGAGGTGCGCCTCAGCGACGCCGAGCGGCGCGTGCTGACGGACATCGCCGCGTCGCAGGACATGCCCGCACCGCGCTACATGGAGCGACGCTACCTGTCGTCGTTCCGCGACTTCGTCACGTTGCGCGACGACTTGGTTACTCGCGGGCTGCTCGACTGCTCGAGCACGATCCCCCGCATCACCGACGCGGGGCGGGCCGCGCTGCGAGGTGCGTCGTGAGTCTCGCTGAGCGCCTACGGCTGCTGATCGAGCACCTGGGGATCTCGCATCAGAAGTTCGCCAGCCGACTAGATGTGTCACGAGCCATGATCTCGCGCCTGCTCTCGGGGCAGCGAGGAAAGAGGCCTGAGGCGTTCATCTGGCGCGTCGAGCGGCTCCTCGGTGTCAGCAAGGACTACTGGTCTGCAGACGACCCCATCGCGTTCCTGCGGGCTGCTGGCGCTGGCGGCCAAGAGGCGGCGCCGATGCTGCGCGCAAGTTCCGCCAAGTTCGAGCCGGTCGTGAGGGCTTTCGCGTTCCTCTACGAGCTGCGCGCGTCTGGTGTCGGTGCCTCGTGGCTCTCTGACTGCATTGCGCGCTGCGAGCGCGAACTCGGAGGTTCGTCGTGACCAAGCCCATCACCTACGGCGCCCGCGTGGGCGGCATCTGGTACGTCTGCGTCTTCGGCCGCTACGGCTCGGGGCAGACTGTCGAGCAGGCCTTCACGGCCGCCTCGCTCCGGAGGTCCTCGTGACGGGCCCGCTCAAGCTGCGCGGGCTGCGCGCGCCGGTCGCCACGATCGACACCGGCTCGGACGGCGGCGAGTGCTACCGGCTCGCGATCTACCGCCGCGAGACCTCCATCGAGATCGCCGAGGAGGCGCGTCTTGAAGGCGAGGAACTCTGGGGCACGCACTTCGAGGCGGTCGAGATCCCGGTCGACAAGTTCCACGAGCTGCTCGACGGCCTCATCGCCGCCAAGGCCGCGGAAGGCGGTGCGCCGTGAAGACGACCGCGATTGCCGAGTACGACATCACGCTTGACCGCGAGAGCTGGGAGGCGTTCAAGGCTGCGATCACCACGCCGCGCCGCCCGGTCTACGAGGTGCACATTACCGGGCTCTGCACGCTGCTCGCGCACGCCGAGCAGCGCGACGAGCGCACCTTCGACGTCTACCCGGCGTGGTGCGAGCACGGCATCACCCCGGCGTGCGTGGGGCGCCTGCGCGTGGCCGTGGTCACGGTCGATGACCGCGGCGCGCCGATGGCCGCCGGCCGCTGCGAGGAAGGCCTCGCGTTTGCGCGCGTCTCGCGAGCGATGCCTTCGCGCCTGCTCGTTGTTCCCCTGCCAGACACCGACCCGAAGGGAGGACCGTCGTGAAGAACCGCACGTACACGATCGACCAGGTCGCCGAGGATCTCGCGGCGCCGTTCTTGGTGAACGGCGTGGCTACCCATCATCTGCCCATCGAGATCGCCGCGTGCCCCGAGCTCTCCAGCCGGCCTCGCGTTCGTGACGCGCTGCTTGCCCTCGACGAGGCCCAGAACGCGGTGGCGATTGCCGCAGCCATCGAGCTGCCGGACCGCGTCGCTGCGCATCTCGCCTACTCGTTCGTCTGGCGGGTGCTCAACGCGCTCGACGACGTGCTGGTGCTAGCTGGCGTGCGCGACGAGGCGGACCGCTTTCGCTCCGTCGAGGCGAGCGATTGGGACCCGAAGGCCTGGGAGTCGTTCGTCGAGTCCCGCCGCGCCTGGGAGATGCTGTCATGCCGCTGAGCGACGAAGACAAGGCAATCCGCGCGACCGGCGTCGGCGCGTCCGAGGCCTACCGCATCGCCCTGCAGAAGGGCGCTCACAAGGTCTGGCTCCGCCTCGTGCACCCCGAGCTCGTCGGCGATGACAAACCGACGGTGCGGATGCGCAAGGGCGTGATCTTCGAGTCGCTCGCCGGCGACCTCTACGCCGAGCGGTTCGGGCTCCCGCTCGAGCGGCTGCACCGTCCGATCCCTACCATGCGCCACCCCGAGCACCCGTGCGTGCTCGCGACGCCCGACGTCATCGTGCGCAGCGCCAAGGGCGAGCCCGAGCTGCTCCTCGAGATCAAGCGCCCGGAGTTCGCGACCGACCGCGAGGGTCGCGTCGTGTGGGGCCCCGACGGCTCCGACGAGTTCCCGCTGATGTACCGGATCCAAACGACCATCCAGATGGCCGTCACGGGCATCCGCCGCGCCCACCTGGTCGCGCTCCTCGGCGCCGAGGACGACGTGCGCGTCTACGACGTGCCGTGGGACGTCGAGCTGGCGGACCTCGTCATCGGTCGGATCGTCGCGTTCTGGCGCGACTACGTGGTCACCAAGACGCCGCCTCCGGCCGACGCCTCGCTCGAGGCCACCGACGCGATCGCGAAGCTCTACCCGAAGAACACGGGCAAGACGCGCCCCGCATCGGGCGATCCGGTGGTGCTGTTCGCGACCGGCGAGACGCTCGACGGCGACACCGGTCTCGCGAAGGCGCTCGCCGCAGTGCGCGCGCAGAAGCGTGCCCTCGAGGAGCGCGAGCGCTTGCTCGTCAACGCGGCGAAGGAGCGCACCGGCGAGCTCGATGGCGTCGACGGGTGCTGGAGCTGGAAGGCGCCGAAGAACGGCGGCGGGACGACGAGCTGGAAGTCGGTCGCGCAGGAGCTCGGCGCGCCCAGAGAGTTGATCGCGAAACACACGTCACCGGCGGCGCGGACGTTCCGGCTGCTCGGACAGGAGGACTGACATGATGCAGATGCAGCAGCAGCCGTACACCCCCCAAGCGCTCGCCTACCCCGCTCAGGAGCTCAACGCGGAGCTGCAGGCGTGGGCGGCGATGAAGGAGCAGGCCTCGATCGCGCTGAAGTCGCGGTACCTGCCGAAGGCGATCGCGACCGAGGAGCAGGCGATCACGATCGCCATGGCGGGCCGCGAGATCGGCCTGCCCCCGATGACCGCCTTCCGGCTGATCCACCTCATCGAGGGAAAGATCACCATGGCCGCCGAGCTGCTTCTCGCGCTCGCCTACCGGAAGATCCCCGGCTTCCGCCTCGAGGTGGTGAAGACCACGCACGAGGGGTGCGCCGTGCGGTACTGGCGCCCCGGGATGGAGCAGCCGTCCCCGAACTTCATCTTCACGATCGAGATGGCGCACCGCGCCGGCCTGAGCGGCAAGAGCAACTGGAAGAACTACCCCGAGGCCATGTGCCGCGCGCGCGCCATTTCGGCGGCGCTGCGCGTGGGCGCGGCCGACGCCACGCTCGGCGTCATGTCGACCGAGGAGGCGATCGACGGCGAGGTCGAGACCTCGACGCTCGTGATCGACGCCGCGCCGGCGGCGCAGCCGGTCTCGTTCGCCTCGGCGCCGTCGCCGGTGGACGCGCTGAAGGCGCAGCTGCGCACCCAGCCCGCGCCGTCGCCGGCTCCGATGCAGCTCGCGCCGCCGGCCCCGCAGCCGATGGCAGCGCCGGCAGCGGCGCCGCCGGTCGCACAGGCCACGACGCGCAAGCCGCGGAGCACGCGCAAGGTCGAGCAGCCGGTCGAGACGCCGTTCGGCACGGCGACGCAGACGGTCGAGGTGCCGGACAGCGCGAGCGCCGACGCGCCGCCCGACGAGGACACCTACGAGCCGGGAGCGGAGGGCTGATCGATGCCGAGCCTTCCCGCCGCCGCGTGGTACCGCGGCTTCGACTCCATCCCTCTGGCCCCCGGCAAGCCCGACCCTCTCGCGCCTTACCGCGGCAAGCGTCGCCGCAACGCGGTCGACAAGGCCGCGCGCGAGCTCGAGGCCCGCGTTGCCCGCGGCGCCCGTCCGCGGACCATCAAGCGCGCCAAGCGGCGTCTTTACAAGCGTGTCCGGGCCGAGCAGGGCCGCCAGGTGCGCAGCGGCGAGATCGAGGTCTGACGATGCACAAGTGTGCCTACTGCGACACGCCGATCGGCAGCGAGTCGCGCTTCTGCTCGCAGGGCTGCCACGACGCAGCGACCTACGACACGACGGACGAGCGCGAGATCGCGTTCGCACCGCCCGAGGAGCTCACCGGCGCCGACGCGTGAGCCGCTGGCCCCGAGCGACATCGGGGCACCTGGGGCCGTGCGGACGACGCGGGACTCGGGGGAATCACCCCTGTGCACCCGTCGCGGGTTCGACTCCCGCGGGCACGCCGAGACCGCCACAAGGGCGCGGCAACTCCTCTCCACTCCGCGCCGCGCGCGGGCAACCGCCGGTCTCACCTACGACGAAACGACACGGAGGATCGCATGGATCAGCCTCGCGGTGACTGGATGCAGACGAACAGCGGCGTGCAGTTCTGGCCGCTGGCCCCTCGCCCGGAGGACATCCGGATCGAGGACATCGCCCACGCCCTCGCGCGCCAGTGCCGGTTCGCCGGCCACCTGGACGACCACTACAGCGTCGCTCAGCACTCGGTGTTGGTCTCGCTCGCCTGCGAGCCTGCGGACGCGCTGTGGGGCCTGCTCCACGACGCCACCGAGGCGTATCTGGTCGACGTTCCCGCGCCGGTGAAGCGGTCGCCCGAGATGGCCGGCTACCGCGCGATCGAGTCGAGGCTGGAGGCGGTGATCGCGGAGCGCTTCGGCCTCGCCTGCCCGATGCCGGAGAGCGTGAAGCGTGCAGACGTCGTGCTCCTCGCCACCGAGGTGCGTGACCTCCTTGCGGCCCCTCCGCCGGCGCCCTGGCCGCTGGTGGGGATCGAGCCGCTCGAGCGCCCGATCACGCCCTGGAGCGCGGACTACGCCAAGGCCGTGTTCCTCGCCCGCTTCGACGAGCTCACGCGGGTCCGGGACCAGGAGCCGAGCTTCTCGGCCGTGTTCACCCGCTCGACGCTCCCGGCCCCGCCGGACGACGACGAGCCGAGCGCGGGCGATTGGTTCATCGGAGGTGCGCCGTGAGCAAGCTGACCCACGTCCAGGAGAACGCCCTCAAGCAGATCGTCGGGGCCGGCGGGCGCGTCATGGTCTCGCGCCGGCGCGGCAACGATCGCATGGCCCACGTCCAGCGGGCCGCGAACTCGCCCCAACGCGTCGCCCTGCCCTCGGTGGACGCCTTCGTCAGGCGCGGTCTGCTTGCGCTCGACAAGGCCACCCAGACCGGGGACACGGTGTTCGAGCTGTGGGTGCTCACCGAGGCGGGCCGCGCGCTCGCTGTGCGCTCTCAAGCTCCCACCCACCGCGGAGGACTGACCGATGCCCACGACTGACGAGCAGCCGGCCAAGGCGTCGCCGAAGTGCATCACCTGCGACCTGCCCGTGACCTCTCCCGCGTACGACGTCACGCACTACGGGCGCGCGGGCGTCACCTACGAGCATCAGGCGTGCTGGCAAAGCCGAACCTTCGGAGGCACCGATGGGCGTCGTCATGATTAGCGCCGGGCACTGCGGCCTCGATAGGACACCCGACGGCCTCGGTGGGTGCAGCGGCAACGCTGATTGCACCTGCGAGTGCACCGCGTGCCTACGACGGGTCGTCCGTCAGTTGCGCGCCAACGTCCAAGCATCGGCGAGACGCGCCGATGCAGCGGATGCGCGTGTTACCGCGGCGACCTCGAAGGCCCGCGAGCGTGCGCTCGACGCGGCCGCGCACCTGTTCGCGCCGGCGGCGACCTACCGCGGTGAGGTCGTCATCGAGCGCATCTTCGAGTTGATCAGGCGCGGAGCAGAACGATGACACCGGCACAGCAAGCTGACCAGCTCAACACGATGCAGGCCGGAGACGTTCTGGACGGCACCATGCTCGGCCACATCCAAGAGGCGTCCGACACGCTCCACGCGCTTGGGTCGGTGCTCGAAGCGGCGAAGGCCTACCGGGACTGGCAGAACAGGGGCCGATGCTTCTACGCCCGGTGCTCCTGTCGTGAGTGCCTGTTCTTGCTCGGCCGCCTCGACGCGGCGCTGAAGCTCGCATCCGGGAGGCCCAATGGCGACGACGCTGGATGACCTCCTGACGATCGAAGAGGTCGCCGTGCTCCTCAAGGTGAGCCCGCGCACCGCCCGCATCTACGTGCGCCAGATGCGTTTCGCGCGCGTCGGCAAGCACATCCGCGTCACGCGGTCCGAAGTCGAAAGGTGGGTCCGATGTTCAAGCGAGGCGGCAAGTACTACGCGTGGAACCCGCTCACCGGCCGACGGGAGTCGACCCGCTGCACCGACAAAGAAGCCGCGCGCCTTGTCGTTGCCGAGTGGGAGCGACGTGCCGCGGATCCGACCTACCACGACGCGGCCTCGAAAACCCTCGGCCACGGCGCCCAGCTCCTGACGCTCGCCCTCAAGCGAGAGGGCAAGTCCGAGGGCACCCAGCGGATGTACGACCAGAAGATCGCCCAGCTCGGGCGCGTGCTGGGCGACCTCACGCCGCTTCAGGAACTCATGCGGTCCGACGTGGTCGACGGGTACGTGAGCACGCGCGAGCGCGAGGGGGTGACCGCGAGCACCATCCACAAGGAGCTCGTCGCCCTGCGGCAGATCCTCCGCCATGCGAAGCGCCGGAAGTGGGTCCGTGGCGAGCTCGACGAAGTGATGCCCGTCGGCTACTCGCCGCGGTACACGCCCCGGACGACGGTCATCGACCAGGCCGACTGGCCTCGCCTGCTGGATGAGGTCGCCTACGTGACGCCGAAGCAGCGCCCGCGCGACCGGAACACGCCCAAGCCCATCGCGGTCCCGTTCCCTCGGCACCGCGCCGCCCAGATCGCGTTCGCGTTGGCCACCGGGGCGAACGCGAACGAGGTCGCGCGAGCGCGGAGGCGGCACATCGATCTCAAGGCCGGGTTCGTCTTCATCGATGGCACCAAGCGCGAGTCGAGGCGCCGCCACGTGCCGGTCATGGCCACGACCAAGCGCCTGCTCGAGCGCGTGCTCCGCGACGCGCCGGGCAAGGAGCCTGATGACCTCCTGTTCAGCCCGTGGCCGAACATGCGGCGCGACCTGCACAAGCGGTGCGTTGCGCTGAAGCTCCCGAAGGTCACGAGCAACGACCTCCGCCGCTCGTTCGGGAGCATGCTTGCCCGCGCGGGCGTGCCCTTCGAGGTCATCGCCAAGCTGATGGGCCACAAGAGCACGAAGATGGTGATGGAGGTCTACGGCCAGATGAGGCCCGAGGACCTGGCCGCCATCGTGCGCAAGATGGTGGTCGCACCCGGCCGTCGCGGCTGGGACAAGGGTGGGACGGCGATCCGGAAACGACCTGCACCGTCGAGCAAGAACGGGGAGCGGAAGGCCCGGAAAACCCGCTGATTTCTGGTAGGCCCAGTGGGGATCGAACCCACGACCAACGGATTAAAAGGCCCAGATACACGCGTGCGAAAACACCGGGAATTGCCCGTGATCGATCCAGGATCCTGAATCGGCGTGGGACACAGGTGGGACAGGAATTTCGCAGGCCTCGGAGCGCAGGCCTAGGAGGTGCGACGAATGAACCGCGAGCCCGAGATCATCATCAACGGCGTCCGCCTGACTGAGGCGCAGGCAATGGCCGTTCGCGTCGCCGTGGCCAGCTTCCGCGTTGGGCTCACCGACCCGGAGCGGATGGCGGACCTCGGCCGGATCGGTCCGATCTACGACGCGCGGCTCCGCGAGGTCGAGCTGGTGATGGTCGGCGAGAGGTGACAAAACGACGAAGGCCCGAGCGCCCCGCGGTGGGGAGCTCGGGCCATGTCGCTTTTTGCGCCCTCGTCGGAGGGTCAGCTCTTCTCGATCTCGTCGCGCGTCTCGATGTACTTCGCGCCCGCACCGATGTCGTCCCGCCCGCTGTGCGTGAAGCTGGCGTGGCTGACGGTGTGCCCAGCGTCGCGGAGCTTCTGGACGAATTCGGCGGCGAGCCGGTTCGCGTCGTCCGCGTGCTTCTTGTTGTGGTGCGCGCCGGTGCCTTCGATCGTGATGTTCCAGTATCCCATGGGTGTCTCCTTGCTACCCGCGCCCATCCTCGCTGGACGGCGGCGGGTCGGTGATGTGCGCCGCGAGGGTGCGGACGGTGCGCTCGAGCGCCTGGATGCGAGCTTCCTTGGCCGCGTCCAGGGCTTCGAGCGCGCTGATGCGCGTGCCGTCTGCCTCGCGGCTCGACTCCATCTTGTCGAGGCGCCGGGCGATCTCGTCGAACTTGGCGATCACGGTTGCGTTCAAGGTGGCCAACCCGACTCTCACCGCGACGTGGGCCGCGAGTGGCCCGCCGAGCAGTGAGATCACAGCTACCACAACCGACAGAATCGAAAGGATCGTTGCGAGGCTCACGTGATGCCCTCCAGCTCCTTGGCGATCTGCGCTGCGACGTCGACGGCCTGCGGCACCTCGAGAGGCCGCGCATCGGTCCAGTGAGCAGCAGGTTCCGGCGGGGCCGGGATGGTGGGCCAGTCGGCCTCCGTCACAGCGCGCTCGAGACGCTGAGCAAGGTCGAGCACGCTGCGCGTGTACGCCGCCGGCGAGCTGGAGAAGTACTTCGGCGGGCCGAGCAGACCCTCGACGAACGCTGCGGTCGCCTCGACTCCGGTCGCAGCCTGGAGCGCCACGATCGCGCGACCCCACTGGCGATCGAGCACGCGGAGCTTGTCGGCGCAGCCCTCGCGGAACGTTGCGTAGGCGCGGAAGCGAGACCCCGCCACCGGCACCGCGGACACCTTGCCGGGCCCGCACGCGACGCTGCTCTCCACGATGCGCCAGCCTGCGGGGACCTTGCCCTCGGGGAAGCACTCGGGCGCGCCCCGGAGCACGTGGTAGTCGCCCGCGTACGGCCCGAGGGCCATCACGTTGCCCGTGTTGTAATTCCAACACGAGGAGCCGCCGTGGCCGCACTCGAGTGTCGCCTGCCCGGCGAGGATGGCGAGCGCGGCACGTGACGGCTCGCCGCCGAGGACCTCGCGCCACGCCTCGGCGTACGCGGCTAGCAGCTCGGCGAGGGCCCACGGCGTGCGGTAGACGGGGACTTCAGCCATCTCACACCCCCAGGAGGTCGAGCACCAGGTTGAGCGGCCACCGGAGGGCCGCGCCAAGCATTGCGAACGTGACCGCGGCGAGCGTGCGCAGCTCGTCGAGCAGCGCGCCCATCAGACGCTGCTGACGCGCAGGGTGAGCGGCGCACCGCCCTCGGCGCCGAGCGGCGTGGGCGTGCCGTTGTTGTCGGCGACGAACCGGACGAGGTACTGGACGTTCGGTTTCAGCCTCATCGTCGACGCTGAGAACGTGTACGACGCGAGACCCGACGCGGCCGACGTGATGGACACGCTCGCCGAGCCCTTGTCGGTCGGGTCGTTTTCGCTCACCCACTCGATCCGCATCGTGTAGCCGGTGAGATTGAACGCCGTGCCGTCGCCATTCTTCGCGGTGACGACGCGCGTGCTGCTCGCGCTTGGCGCGAGTTCGATGTCAGCCATGCGACCTCTCAGAAGGCGGTTGTGCGGTCGGTGAGCCAGGGCGGCACGCCCATGCGTACGTGCGAGCTGACGACGGCGGGCAGGCCCTCGTCGGTGTACCCGAGCAGCGGCGCGTACGCCGACGCCGAGGCTGCGACGTAGGACGAGGGCACGTAGACCTTCTTGCGGCCGCTGCGGAACATGCGACCCGTCAGGTAGTTGACCGCGTACGCGCGACCGTCGCCGCCGATCCATCCGCAGGTGTACTGCAGCGCGCTCGGGCTCGCATTGGCGAGGACCATCCAGCCCGACGTCTGCAGCTCGCTCCCGACGTCGCACACGAGCGCAGACGCCGAGTTTCCGGCGCCGATCGCGAAGATCGAGCGACCATTGTCGAAGAGCTGAGGCAGCGTAGCGAACGAGAGACCGCCGGAGAAGATGCCCGTCGCACTCGACCGCAGATCGGGCTGCATCGAGTAGACGGAGCCGCGCATGCCGTAGGACGTCGGGAAAGGGCTCGCGCCGCCGATCGACAAGATTGCGCCGCCAATCGTGGCAACGCCGCTCTCCCAGATTGGCGTGGCGAGGGTGATACCACCAGTTGACCAGTTCGTTGGAGACGCGAGCGACGCCGACCCTACAGTGTTGAGACCTGCGGCGCCGGTGTAGCCGCCGACGATGATGATCCGCCCGTTGGCGATCGCCATCTGCGCGCTGTCGCGACGCGCATCGATTGTCGATCCGGTGCTGCTCCACACCGTGGGTGTGGCCAGCGACGCCGAGTAGATCGTCGTGTCGTTCACGTACGCGCCGAACGCGTACAGGGTGCTGCCGATGAGCGCGATGCGTGCGCCTCCGAGCGCTGCGGGCATGGTCGCGCCTGTGTCGGACCACGTTGGCACCGCGCCAGACGCGTCGTAAGTAGCGGTCAGGATCTTGTTGGTGTCGGTGCCGCTGCCGTTGCGCGCGCCGAACATGTAGAGCGCATTGCCGACGCGCCAGATCCCGCCGATTGAGTACTTCGTGCCGGCGACGTCGACGTCCGCGCCGGTGTCCTCCCAGTGTTGCGGGTCGGGGATCCAGTAGTCGGTCAGTGTGGGCGACCCGCCGGAGCCCGAGAGCGTGCGCGATCCCGCGGGGCCGGTCAGCGAGAGACCGCTGCCGACCGTGACGGCCTCAAGCGCGCCAGCGTCTGCGTAGACCAGGCCGGTACCGGAGACGGTGGCGCCGCCCGAGGGCTGGTCGACCACGCCCTCGACCGTCACGTACGGCGGCGATGAAAGCGTGACGTAGGGCGATGCCGACATGGATCAGATCCCCCCGCTCAAAGCGCCGAGACCACCATCAGCAACGGCTCCTCGCCGGCGCCGGGGAACGTCCGCACGACGCCCGCGCCGTCGGTCGCAACGACCTGGGCGACGTACTCTCCGCGCGCGAGCAGCGCCGTCTCGGCGGCCGTGTACTGCATCGTGACCTTGCCCGACGTCGGTGCGTCGACCGCCGTCGCTGCGCGATCGGTGGCGGCCGACGCGCTCCGCAGGCGAGTGCGCCAGAGGAGCGTGCAGCCGGTCAGGTCGGCCGGAGCGCCGTTCTGCAGGCAGGTGATGACGTGGTCACCCGTCGAGACGGTGTCGCCGATGTTGATTCGGACGATGTTGGCCATGGGTCCTCAGGAGGCGAGCCGGATGGTGCGCTCGGTGGACTCGACATCGACGGTGCGTGCGACGGTCGACAGCCGCACGGCGCGCTCGACGCTCGAGAGGGCGATCGAGGGCTCGAGCGTGGCGAGGCGGATCGCGCGCTCGACCGACTCGACCGAGACGGTGAGCGGGTCGGTCCACGGGGCGTGAGCCGTCGCGACCGAGCAGGTCGAGACCAGCGTCGCCGGATCGAGCGTGACCGAGCAGGCCGCGGCGATCGCGACGGTGCAGGACGCGCTCAGCGAGGCCGCATCGAGCGTGCCGCTGAGGGTCGCGCCGATTGCCGCCGTCGCCGAGCTCGTGCAGGTCGCCGCCGCCAGCGTGGCCGAGGCCGAGGCCCCGATTGCTGCCGTGCCCGTCGACGAGACCGTGCAGGCGCCGAGCGTCTTGCTCAGGGCCGCGGCGATGGCGTTCGTCGAAGCGCTCGCCAGCGTCGCCGCGGCGAGCGTGGCCGACGTTGCCGCAGCGATCGCGCTGGTCGCGCCGCTCGAGAGCGTGCACGCCGCGAGAGTCGACGCCGAGGCCGCGGCGATCGCGTTCGTTGCGCCCGAGACGAGCGTCGCAGACGCCAGCGTCGCCGAGATCGAGCCGGCGATCGCGTTGGTCGCCGCGCTCCCGAGGGTGCAGGCCCCGAGCGTCGCCGAGAGGCTCGCGCCGATGGCGCACGTTGCCGCCGACGTGAGCGTCGCCGCCGCGAGGGTTCGCGTTGCTGCCGCCGCAATTGCGACGGTGGACGCTGAGGCCAGCGTTGCCGGTGCCAGCGTGACCGCGAGGTCTGCAGTGATGCCGCCGGAGCCAGCAACCGTGGCCGTCGAGGAGAGCGTCGCGTTGGCGAGGGTCGCGGTGAGCGATGCGCTGATCTCGGTGCTGGCCGTGCTCGAAAGGGTGGCCGCGCCGAGCGTGACAGCGAGGTTTGCCGTGATCCCGCCGCCAGGAGCGGGGGCGTCGATGTTGTCGGCGTCGAACCAGCCAGCGGGCACCGCATCGACGTCGAACCACGCGAGCTCGACGAGGTCGGGGTCGAACACGCCGAGCTGGATCGCCATGGGTTACACGTCCGCTGCGTCGAGCCAGATCGCGGGCATGCCGCCCGTCCACGCGGATGCAAGAGCGAGCGTCGCCGCCGTGGCAGGCAACGCACCGGCAGTGACCGCGAACTGGAACAGGTAGCTGCACATGTACGTGCCGATCGCCATCGAGCCCGGGAGCGCGCTGGGCGTGCTCTGGATCTGGCCTGTCGTGGCGGTCGTCGTGTTGCCCCACGCGGCGAGCCCCGCGGTGGTGCCGGTCGTGTTGGCCGATACGGCGACGAAATACGTCGTGTTGGCCGACAGCGTGACGCCAGGACTGACCTGCTGCGAGCCCCAGGCGTTTGCGGCCGTCGTGATCGTGAACGCGTTGGTGATGCGCGCGAGATCGCTGAGGCGGTAGAGCGCGATCGTGTAGATGCTCGTGACCGCGCCGATTCCGTACCAGCGCAGGCGTGCCACCGTGATCGCCTGCTGCACGCAAAACGACGAGCAGCGCGCGACGGTGGCGCCGATGTTGGTCGGCGTGGGCCCGACCCAGCCCGCGCGCTGGACCTGCACCATGAGGTCGTTCGGGTCGCCGCGCCCCATCGTCGAGACGAGCTGGCCGTCGTACATGGTCGAGCGCGAGACGAGAGTGCCTGCGCTCTCGTACCACCCCGCGCCCTCGGTCCACGTGAGCGAGCCTCCGGGGCCGAGCACCGCATCGGCCAACTCGCACGTCGTCGTGCCGTCGAAATGCTGCACCGACACGCCGACCGATCCGCTCGTCGCCGTGTTGTGCACGACGATGTGCTTCACGTTCCGGTACGTGCTCGACGCCGGGCTCGTGACGACCGTCGTCGTGGTCGCGCTAGAGATCGCGGTGTTCTTCCGGCCCGGAGTAATGGTCCCGCTCGCGTTGTCGACGTACGACGCGTGCACGGTCACGGTCACGGCCGCGTCGGTGACGACCCGGATCACGTCGGACGTCGATGCGAGGAGCAGCATGGGCTTACCCGTTGCCGTCGGTGATCGAGAACGTGTTGACGGTGACGACCTGGCCGTTCGCGATGTTCGCGTTGTCGGCCGTCATGTCGCCGCCGCCGCCGGTCACGGTGAATGAGCCCTGCATCTTGCAGACGCCGCCGACGGTGATGCGGAAGTACTGGCCGAGCGTGCCCGTGCTCGCGGCCGCGAGGCCCGTCACGGTCCACGTGCCGGCTTTGGCCTTCACGCCGGCCGAGGAGGCGCCGAGCCAGTCCGACGGCAGCGTGCCGTTGGCGATCTTGGTTCCCGTGTCGGCGGCGGCGCAGTTGGCGGGCTTGGTGCCGTTCCAGATCTCGAGGACCGGCGCGGTGCCGATGTTGGTCTCGATCGCATCGTTGCGCGCGTCGCGCACGGCGTCGGCGAATTGGAGCGCCATGGTTCAGATCCTCCGTAGGTGGTCAGTCCTCGAGGGACCGGATTGCGTGGTCGATCGCTTCGGTGGCCTCGCGCACGAGCTTGGCGTGCCCGGACAACAGGCCCGCCGCCTCGAGCGGCACGAGCTGCAGGAGCGACGCGGCCCTGCGGATGATCTCGAGCGCGTCGAGCCAGGGCTTCGGCAGCTCAAGGCCCGCGACCTTGCGACCAGAGCGCACGAGGTCGAGCGTCGCCTCGGTGATGTTCTCGTCGGCCGTGCGGTTCGACTCCCGCAGCGACGCCATCGCCGTGCGGATGTCGCCGACGACGGCGTCGAGCTCCTCTTGCGAGGGGATGGCGGTGCCGGAGCCCGACGCGCCCGAGTAGCCGGTGCTCACGACGCGCCGCCCTTCGAGGCCGGCGACGGCGCGACCCAGCCGACGAGCAGCGTCACGAGCGGGGCGAGCGAGGCGCGCGCCCAGTCGGGCACGGGCGTGCCGCGGACGAGCATGATCGCGAGGGCGACCGAGAACACGAGCACGACGAACAGCAGCGCCAGCGCGGCGACCGCCGCGGGCGAGACCTTCGACAGCATGATGAGCCTCCGAATCAGGCGAGGACTTTGCCGATGAACCGGGCACCCGTAGGCGCCCCTTCCGCGTCTCCCGGCAGCGCGAGGCGCCAGGACGTGGGCCACGCCGCGCGCACCTCGGTGGCCTCGGGCGTCGAGTCGAGGCGCGGGACGAGCACGCCCGCGACGTCGTCGCACTCCCACCAGGCGGCGAGGGTGCCGAGCTGCACGAGGATGGGCGCGAGCTGGGCGAAGACCGGGTTGGCTCCGGCCCTCGCGTCGCTCGGCACCCACGCCGCGTAGACGTACCGTCCGCCCGACGCGGGGCCGATGGGCTGGATCACGGTGGTGTAGTCCGTGTCGAGCCGGTACTCCCAGCCGAACGCGGTGCGCGAGACGGTGCGCCAGATCGCCTCCTCGCCAAGCGACGCGGGGAGCGGCGGGCCGCTCGCATCGTCGACCGGAGGCGCGCCGAGGACGACTCGCGGGGACATCACCCCGCCGCGGATGGTCACGCTGCCCATGCTGGCCTCCTGCCGGCGCCGTAGGCCCGGAAGCGCTGATGCCACGCGGACAGGTGGTTGGCCGAGCCCGCGCCGGAGAACATGTCGAGCGGGCCCGAGCTCGGGTGCGTGCCCTGCGGCGCGCCCGATGTGCCGAGCGTGGTGACCGCGCCCCACGTCGTGCCGCCGTCGGCACTCTTCCGCGCCTTGACGACGCTCTGCAGCGAGCCGCCGCCCGCCTCCACCCAGTAGTCCACGACGTCGCCGCGCGACGCCGTGAAGCCGCTGGCCGTGGTGTAGCTCGCGCCTGCGATGACGATGGTGACGACGCCCGTCGTGCGGTTGATGCTCGCGTAGTTGCTCGCGTCGTAGCGCCAGAGGTACGGGTCGGCCGAGTAGTCGTTCGAGCCGCCGATGCTGCCCTTGAGCGCCATGCGTGCGTTGAGCCCGACGCGCCCGCCGCGCACGATGCGCGCCGCGCTGTCGAGCAGCACGCGGTCAGGCTGGCGCGTCGCCGCAGCGCCGGCAGTGATGATGACCTCGGTCGCGTACAGCCCCGCTTCCGCCTGCGCGAAGTCCAGGCAGACATCGCGCGCGCCGGCCGTCGTGCCAAAGGACGTCGTGCGCCCGTCGACCGACATGATGGTGATGCGGCCAGAGCTGCCCGACGTCGACATCCGCGCGATGCCGATCGACCGCTCCCACGTCGTCGAGAGCGTCGCGGTATTGGTGTGGTAGCTGCCGCCCGTCCCGTTGGTCGGGCTCGCCCACCATGCGTGAGACGTGGTGCCGCTTGGAGCGCGGCGCCACAGCGAGACGGTGAGGTAGGCCCCGTCAGCGAATGTCCCACGCGCTTGGTTGCGGCCGTAGATGCCTGATGCAGCCTGCTGCCGTGGCGCGTCTGCCGTGCCGTCGGGCCGCACCACACCCGATGCCGCGGTGTAGCTCTCGGTCCCCGCCGTCCATGCGGTGCCCGCGGTGGAGAAGTCTCGCGATCCCCACATCGCGTTTTCCGCGAGCGGCTCCACGACGAGCCCCCGCCCATACCCTGCGTCCCCGACCCGCGGGTCATCGACGCCGATCCCCGACGTCACGACCGTGCTCGCCGACGTCTGCACCGTCGCCGCGCTGGAGCGCGTCAGGGTGAGGCCCACCACGCCGAGACGGCCGCGGATCTCCGTGGCGTTGGTCGTGGTCGAGAGCGGGAGCTGCTCGAGGAGGGCGTCCCAGATCACGCCGTCGTCGAGGCGCGACAGCACCAACGGGTGCCGGTCGGCCCACGACGGCTGCACGCGGCTCTGAAGGCGGCCCATGGGATCAGGCTCCGAAGATCGGGCGGGCTTGGATCGTTCCCGTGAGCGTGGGCGTGCTCCCGCCCGTGAACGCGACCGTCACGTACACGCGGCGCGCGTGGAACTCGAAGATCTTGGGGATCGCGTTCGCGACGTCGGCCGCTGCGAAGTCGACGGTGCCGAGCAGGTCGATGCCCTCGGCTTCACGCCAGACGCGGAGCGAGGTGCTCGTCGGCGCGCTCGGGTGCGAGGCGCCGTTTGCGAGCCGGATCTCGACACGCGGAGCGGTCTGCCCGAGGTCGACCATCGTCGTCGCGGCCGGGGCGGTGGTCGCTTCGCCAACCTGCGCCGTCATGGTGCGGATGGTGGTCCATGCGGTCTGCATCGTTCTGGCTCCTCAGGAGATGACGGTGAGCGTGAAATCGGAGTCGGCCGACATGCGCACGCGCACGACGCTGGCCGAGACGAGCTGCACGGCCGTCGACACGGGCGTCGTGCCGATCGGCGTGACCTGCGCGCCGACGATGGTCCCGATCGATGGGACCGCGGTGAAGGTGACCGTGTAGTCGCCCGCGCCGTTCTTCGTCACGACGGCGTTCGAGCTCACGTCCTGATCGAAGGCCGACACGATCGCGCCTGCCGTCGAGACACGCACGAACCGGCCCGCGGTGCGCTCCGCCTCGCTGCGCTGGCCATCGTCGACGAGGCTGCCGCCCGACCACGTGTACGTGCGGACGGTTTGCGGCGCGAGCCGCGCCGATCCGGTCGAGACTGGCAACATGGTCCACGCGTAGTCGGTCAGGTTGACGACCGTGACGCGGTCGCCGGTGGTGCCGGCGGTTGCCCACTGCAGCTCCTGACCGGGCCCGTCAGCGGTGCCGACGAGGAAGACCAGCGACGCCCGCGACTGCTTCGCGTGGAGCGTGTACGTGCCCGAGTAGGCGGCACCGACGTCGACCACGCAGACCGTCGACTCGTCGAGCGACGGCACGTAGCGCGACGGCACCAAGTTGGTGCCGTCGACGTTCAGCACCGCCAGGATCTCGCCAGGACCGATGCTGACAGAGGCGCCGGCGGCCGTCGCCTTGACGTACACGACCTGCGCCGTGGCGTTGCCTACCAGCCATTCGGCGCCGGCCGAGCGCTGACGCAGGATGACCGTGCGCGCAGCGGTCAGCGTGCCGCTCAGGCCGATCAGGCGAGCGGCCGTCTGCTCCTCCGAGGCGTACGTCGCCGAGGAGCTGTCGGAGACGGTCAGAGTCGCCGACCCGCCGAAGCGGAACAGCTCCTCGAGGTAGCCTGCCCGCTTGATCGTGTCGGTCACGGCCGCACCTGCTGAGCGATGAGGGAGAAGGGGTACATCACGCGAGTGGTGCTGGTCCCGTCACTCGTGATCTGCGCCTTGATAATGTGCGGGTCGGCGCCGGTCCACGTGACCACGCCGGATACCGCCTTGCGCGTCTGCAGCATGATAATCGGCGGGACCTCGCCCGCCGCGAGCGCCTGCAGCTCGACCTCGGTCGATGCGATGCCAGTCGTCACGCCGAGCAGTTCGTAGGCGAGCCGGATTCGACAAGCCCCAGAGGTCAGAGGCGCTGAGCCGACGATCGCGCGTGTCGAGAGCTGCGCGACGATGACGTCGTTGCCGTTGACGTTGGTGAACGACACCGACCCGCCCGCGACGTCCTGCCACGACGAGGACGTCGTGAAGTCGACGTTCGCCGTGAGCGTGCCCGAGAGCTCGGTCGACTTGTGCGCGATGGTCGCGTACGCCGGGAGCTGGGCAAGTCGGCCCGATCCGTTCAGAGTCGCCAGGCCGCTCGCGGCGGCACGCACGTCGCGGAGCTCGTGGAACCACCTACCGCCGTAGTCCGACTCGACGATCCAAGGCAGATCCTCGGCGGTGACCGAGCCCGAGTCGTAGTAGTAGAAGCCGGTCCCGACGTAGTAGCAGACGTCCCCCGTGCCGGTGACGACCTGCCCACGCAGGTCGCCGAGCGTCGTCACACGACGCACGCGGCGAACGCCGATCGAGTCGACCTGCGTCTTGAGGTACTCGTCGCGATCGGCGAGCGGCTGGGCCATCCCGTCAAGGCCTGCGCCAGTCGCCGCCTCGCCGTCGTCGGGCGTGGGAATGGTACCGGTCCACGTCGCGACGGGCGTGATCGGAGTCGGCATGGTCTCAGCTCCTCAGGCGATCGAGAGGTACGCGACCTTCGCGCCCGGATACGTGACGAGGTCCGGCTTGCCGTCGTTGACGCTGCCGGTGTCGATGATGTCGCCCGTGAGCACGACGATGATGTCGCCGCACCAGGCATGCGCGGGTCGCATGCGACGCACGATCTCCTTGGCCGCTTGGACCAGGCTCATGTCGCCGCTCAGCCCGTACTTCTTGCCCGACCCGTAGGTCGAGCCGGCGCCGTACACGAGCTCGGCATCGGTCCCGAACGGGTGTGGCTGCCGGATGACGACCGAGAACCAGCGCTGTTTGCCGGTGCCGGTGTACCGGCCCCAGGTCGGATCGAGCGCCTCGCGGATCTCGACGTTCGTCATCCCGAGCAGCGCGAAAGCGTCGACGATGCCCTTGGAGGTGCCGATCCACTCAGCGAGTGACCACCAGGCGAGCAGGCGCGCGCGGTACTGGTCGATCGTCTCGCCCGCGACGCGGGGCCAGCCACGAAACTTGCCATGCTTGGCGAGCGCGTCGGGCGCGCACCTCGAGAGCCAGCGCTGGCGACGAGCAGCTCGAGCTGCATCGACCATCGCGTCTTTCATGATGCCGAGACCGAGCGCCCACGCGGCCCCGAACTCGCCGCCGTGCCATGCCGGGCGCGTGGCGGCCTGGTACTCGCGATAGGTCTCGATCGCGGGCATCAGGTCACCTCGGAGTACGTCAGCGAGCGCGTCAGCGTGGCGACCGCGTCGGAGGCGAGCACCAGGTCGTCGGTCTCGGTGACGTAGATGGTCGTGCCGTCGCTCTTCTTCGGGGTGAATGCGACCACGCCGGGCACCGACATCACGATCTCGATGAGCTGCGAGATGCGCACGCGGTCGCCGATCTGCAGCCCGTCGATGGTCTCGCCGTTGACGACGATGGAGCTGCCCGCGAACCAGTCGTCGAGCAGCGTGTTGATCGCGACCTCGGCGGCCGCTCGCTTGCTCGCGCGGACGGTGACGGTGCCCTTCAGCGTGAAGGCCGTCGTCGACGCTGTCTGCACCAGCACCTTGATCCCGAGCGGGCGGCGCGTCTGCACGTAGGTGTTGACCGCCGTGACGACGCTGGCGCCGACGCCGCCGGTCAGCGACGCAAGCGTGACCGTTACCGCGGGGCTCGGGTACACCGCCGAGGCGTCCTCGGTCACCTTCACGCGATTCACGGAAGCCGACGCGTCGAGCGCCCACTTCTTGTAGGCGTTCTCCGGCCCGTTGCTCGAGAGCGTGTCCCATTTGAGCGAGCAGCGGATCCGCAGCTTCTCGTCGCTCTCGTCGTCCGTTCCGGACTGCGTGATCCAGGCCGTCCCAGGCGCGACCACCAGCGTCACGCCGGGCACGGCCGTCGCGAGCTGCAGGTCGCTGCCCTGGACGTTGTACGCGGTGCCGATCTCCTGCGCCGCAATCGGAATCGGTGCCGACGTGCTCAGGGCCGACAGCGAGACCGAGCCGGTGTTGACGTACGTGATCGCCGCGTCGAGCCGCGAGACGAACAGGAGCTCGCCGGCCGCCCAGGAGTGAGGCGTGCCGTCCGTCTCGGTGAGCGTGACGGTCCCGAGCGTCGGCACGCCGAGCTCGCGCTGCTCGTCGAACACGTCGCTCGCGTGCACGGTGAGCACGTCGCCGTCGCAGTCCGCGGTGACGCCCGCCTTGGCGATGCCGGCGATCGTCACGGAGACGTCGGCGAGCACCTGGGCGTCCGCGGCGAGCGTGGCATACGGCTCGTCGAACGCGCCCCAGGACTCGACCGGGAGCTTGAACTCGGGGCTCTTGAGCACCTCGAGCTGCGTCGTGAGCACCTCGTCGCGCGACATCGGCGTCGTGAGCTGCTCGTACGTCGGGTCGGCCATGGGTCGCTCAGCCTGCGGTGAGGATGGAGGTCGTGACCGCGGAGACCGCGAGCACCAGCGAGAACGTGCCCTCGGCGAGGGTCAGGGAGAGCTCGACCTGCAGCACGTCGTCGGCGAAATTGAGCCGCACGTCGGCGCTCAGCACGCGCTCGTCACGCTCGGCTTCGGTGGCGATGAGCTGCTCATACGTCGGGAGGTCTTGCGGGCGCACGCCCTCGGCGAGCCACCGACGGACGTCGAGCCCGGAGTCGGGCGCCCACCAGAGCGAGCCCCGCGGCGTCACGAACCGCCGTGCGACGGCGTGTAGGACGACCTGCGGGCCGGTAATGCGGCGGAAGTACGGATCGAGGTCGAGACCACCGCCGGCGGTGCTCAGCGAGGCGACGCCGGTGCCGTAGTCGGTTGCCATCATGCCCCCGTGCGGAACAGGCCGGAGAACGTCGAGAACGTGGCCGGGTCTTCGGTGAGGTAGAGCGCGCCGCGGATACGGGCCGTCGGAAGGCCGCCGCCGGGCATGCCGCCAGAGACAGCGCCTCCGAGCTCGCCGCCGACCTGCGCCGGCGTGGAGTCGACCGCGAGCACGTGCAGGCCGCCCGCCGAGGCCGCTGCCGAGAAGGTGTCGACGATCGTCTGCAGCGACGCCCGGAGGGCGAGCAGTGCGCCGAGGTCGGCGCCGAGCGAGGCGTTGGCTTGCACCATCGCCGTCGGCACGCTCGCCACGATTGCGGTGATGGACGCGACCGCCGACGCCGCCGCCGCGGCGAGCTGGGCGGCGAGCGCGGTAGGATCAGGCGGAGTGGCGATGATCGAGGCGTTGGCGTCGATCTGCCCCTGCAGCGAGGCGATGCGCGAGAGCAGGTCGCTGAGCAGCGACGACAGCACCGGCAGTGCCGCCGCGACGGCGAGGTTGGCCGAGCCGACCGAGTAGCTGCCGACGTAGGTGACCGACATCAGCCTGCCTTGACCGTGGCGGAGCCGCGGAGCACGTACCCGGAGACCGGGACCGATGGGCCTGCAGGGCTTACTGCGAGCGCGGCAATCGCCTTCGCCGCGACCAGGTCGACGAGCACCACAGCGGGGTCGCCCTCGCGGGTCACGGGTCGGTCACCGTTGAGTCGGATCGAGGTCGCCGAGACCGTGAGCTCGGTCACGGCTGCCGACTCCCACACCGTCGCGATCGGCGTCTGCGGGTCGCCGCCGGCGAACTCGATGAGCACGCGGGCGCCGGTGGCGACCTTGGCCGAGACGCCCGGCACGCCGTAGCGGATCGGCACGCCGGTCATCGGCGGGAGCCGCGGCGAGTCGGGGCGCACCTCGAGGGAGCCGTCGGCGGCCTGCGAGACCACGCGCGCGGGGTAGGCGGCGAGCGTGTCGATGCGAGGACCGACCAGGCGCTCGACGAGACGGGTGACCGCCGCGGCGATGCCCTTGCCCTCGCTCTGCGCCCAGTGGACCTCGGCACGCACCGAGTCGGAGTGAATCAGGTACCGCACGAGGCCGACGCGCCGGCCCTGGGTGGTCGTGCCGGCGTCGAGGGTGAGGTCTTCGCCCGCGAGCTCGGCGACGTCCTCGTCGCCGCGGTTATCCTGCGTGACCGTCGTCGTCGAGACCACCGACCAGGCCGGGGTGCCGATCCACACCGTGCCGTCAGCCATGTGCCGCCAGATAGCCCCAGAACCGAACACGGCGAGCACCTGGTCGAGGAGTGCCGCCGCGGTGCCCCTCAGGCGCGCCCAGACGGGCACGGGCCGCGAGAGCACCGAGGAGTCGGACGACGTCGAAAGCGTCTCGCCTGCGGCCGCCAGGAGGGCGGATACGACCGCCCGGAGGGTGACCCCCCGGACGAAGGCGGGGGCGAGCTCCTTGGTCATACCGCCCCTGCCAGCGACGATGCGGCATCGCTGCCGGTCGTTCCAGCTCGTCGACTGCACGACGGTGCCGACGAGCGAGACGCCGCCGCCCGTGAGCGTCACACGCCCGCTCGGGGCCGCGTCGGCGTCAATCTCGAGGTCTGCCGTCCACGACCCGCGGAGGGGGCGAGAAAGCTCGCCAGACATCACGGGAGCGTCGCCGAGTTGCATGAGCGCCATGGGTCAGGGCTTCGCCTTGGCGGCGCTCGGGGGTTGCGGCAGCTGCGGAGACGTCGTCGAGGTCGGGGCAGCACCCTTCGCGCCCGAGAACACGTCGGGCACGCCGTTGAGCAGGTCGCCCTGCATCGGCTTCGACACGTTCACCTTCAGCGGCGGGGCGTACTGGATGCACGACCACGCCATCACGTAGGACTTGTCGTCCTGCTCCTCGGGCCAGTCGATCTCCTCGACCACCATCGCGTCGACGCGGGCTCGCGCGAGCATCTGGTGGTCGATGGCGATCGGCGACGCGCCGCGAGTCGTGGTCGTGACGCCGCCCTTCGTCTCCGTCTTGCCGACGCCACCCGAGGCCGCGAACGCAAGGTCGGCGAGCGCGACGAGCATCGCGTAGGACTCTTCGTGGTCGCCTGGCTCGCGACCGCCGTGGCCGCCTCGGAACTCGAGCGAGAACCGCGCGAGCTTGCGCCCCTGGTGCGTGATGGAGGCGCCGTTGATGCCGGCGGCCTCCTTCACGTCGAGGTTCACGGCGGTCTTCAGCCCGCGCACGCGGATGATGACGCGGCGGGGATCGATGTCGAGCCCGCCGATCTTGACCCCGTTGGAGTCGGGAGCGTTCGGCGGGAAGAACGCGCGAGAGGGCATGTCAGACTCCGCCGAGGTTCGCGAGTTCGAGCTGCCTGGTCATCTCGCGCCCGAACCCTCGCGCCATGTCGCGAGCGTTCCTGGCCTCCTGCACGATGATGTCGCCGAACTGGATGGACGATCGACGGCTGTTGTCGGCCATCGAGCGCGTCGAGCTCATCGTCATGTTCGACACCGACGCGAGGCCAGACGCGACCGTGCCCTGCAGGCCGTCGGAGATCGTGTCGTTGACCGAGGGCAGGGCGCCCACGAATCCGGCGCCGACACCCTCCGCCGACCACCGCCCGACCGGCATGAACTTCTTCGCCGGGCTGGCGATGCCGAGCGCCTTCTTGGCCGCGTCGGGCAGCAGGTCGAGCAGGCCCTTGAGCTTGCTGATGACGTTGGCCCATCGGGCTTTGATACCCTCGAGGAACCCGTCGGCGACGTTGCCGCCCCAGTTCTTCGCGCGCGTGACCAGGTCGCCGAGCGCCGTCGCGATCTTCGGCACGGCGTCGGCGACCGACTTGCCGACGCTGTAGATCCAGATCCCGAGGCCCATGATCGGGTTGAGCCCAGCGACCACGGACGCGGCCCAGCCGCCGAGGATCACGCTGCCGCGCTTGAACTCCGCCCAGAGGAAGCGGACGTTGTCACCGAACCCGGTGAATGCGTCGGTCACCGTGATGACCGCGCCGCCGACGATGCCGAGCGCCTTGATGATCTTCGGCGCCGCGTCGAGCACGCCCGAGAGCGTCTTAGAGAGCTTCTCGATACCCTCCGGCGTCGCCCACGACTGCAGCAGCCCGCCGATCTTGGTGAACGCGGTATCGAGCGCGCCGATGATGCGCTTGCCGTTGGGGCCGTCGGGGTCGAGCTCGCCGAGGAGCTTCTGCAGCGTGCCCTTGAGCGGCGAGTCATCGGCAGTGAGCCTCAGTGCGAATTGCTGCGGGAGATTCTTGAGCTTCTCGACCAAGCCGCTCGCGGTGTTGGCGTACTCCGCGAGCTTCTCGCCGGTCTTCGTGCTGTTCGTGCGCTGGTTGATGGCGTCGAGGAGGCCGATGAGACCGACCTGGGCGTTGACGCGCCCAGAGCCGATCAGCATCTCGACCTCTTTCGCGTTCTTCCCGATCTTCTTGCCGATCGCCTCGTAGGCGAGCGTCAGGTTCAGACCGGCAGCGCTGACAGCAGACTGGAAGTCACCGAGCTCGAGCTTCGCCTTCGCGCGGATGGCCCCAAACGCGCCGACCAGCGCGTCGGGGTTGATGTTCGGCGTGACCAGCTTGAGGTCGCCGAAGGCCTGCAGCAGTTTCTCGGCGTCCGACGCCGAGAAGCCGCTCGCGAGAGCGTTGTTGAAGCGCTTGATCGCGTCGGTCGGGTCTTCGCCGAAGTAGTGGGCGAAGTCGAGCATGCGCTTGTAGGCGCCTGCCGCGGCCTGGTCGCTCTTGAGCAACGCGCGCGTCGCGATGAGCGTCGAGTCCTTGAACCCGATGGCGTCGGCGACGAGCTTGCCGCCCGCGACGATGAGACCACCGGTCGCCGTGGCGAGACCGAGCGCCGCCCACTTGGCGACCTTCGGGGCGACCTCGACGATCTTGTCGCCGAGCGCCGTAAGCCCCTTCGTCGCGACCTTCAGCCCCTTGTCGCCGAGCTTCTTGGCTGCGTCGGTGAACTTCCCGAAGGTGCCCGCGATCTTCTTGCCCGCGGGCGAGACCTTGTCGATCAGCTCCAGCGCCCATTTCACTGAGTCCATGGCGCCTCGCTCACTTCGTCAGGAACTGCTCGACCATCTGCCGGAGCATGTTGAGGTCGAGCCGCATCTGCGCCTCGGAAAGCGCGTCGACCCATTCGTAGGGGTCGGAGTCGTCGCCGCCGCGACGAATGATCAGAGCACGCGCGAGCCGCTCGACCCGCACGTGCTCCTTCTTGGGCTCGACTACGCGCCGCCAGGCGGCGCCGATGCTTTTCCCGCGCCGGCCCTCAGCGCATCGACCACGTCGGCGATCGCGGAGCCCAAGGGGAAAAACAGGCCGAGGTGTTCCTCGTGCAAGTCGACGAGCTGCTGCGCGCTGTGAGAGTTGACCACGCGCGTGCAGAGCTCCTCGCTCTTCTCCATCATCTCGCGAGCGACGGCCGCGTTGGCGTTGCCCGTGGCGGTGGCGGTGGCGAAGGCGAGCCGCGCCGCCTCGTAGTCCATCCACTCGCGAGCCGTGGGCTTGCGAAACTTGAACTCGAAGACCTGTCCGCCGATGGGGATCTTGACCTCGAAGGGTCCCGACTGAACCTGCGTCGGGCCCGACATCAGATCGCTCCGCCGGTGTAGAGGCTACGGCTCACGAGGGGCCGGCCGTTCTCGAGGATCATCAGCACGCTCATGGTCACCTTGAACGTGTGCGCGTCGGGGCCGTCCGCCGAGGTCGAGTCGGCTTCGGTCAGACCCGAGATGCGGATCTCGACCTTGACCGAGGCCTTGCCCGGCTCGGCGATCGTGATGCTGAAGAGGCCCGGCCGGTCCATGGGCGCGAAGCCCTTGGTGCGACAGTCCTCCTTGATGGCTTCCCACGCGCTGCGCAGGAAGGTCGCCGACGCCTCGTACTTCACGGTGCCGACGGTGTGCGCGAGGTCTTCGCGCGCGGTGCCGCGCGCCGAGCCACGCTCGACGACCGGCTTGAAGGCGAGTTCCTTGACCCCCTTCGTGCGGATCCCGTACAGGCGCGCGTCGACGGACGCGTGGGAGTACGTGTACCCGTTGAGGTCGAGATCGGGCGGCAGCGGCATGGTGGTCTCCGGTGTTCGTGGCGTGAATGCGCAAAGACCCACCGCACGCCGCGGGGCGCGCAGTGGGTCTGGTCATCGCGGCGAGCTCAGGCCGCGGCGGGGACGTTCGCCTTCGTGAAGCCGATGGTGAACGTGATCTGGCGGAAGTAGCCGAGCGGCTGGACGCTGATCTGACCGGTGAGGGTCGAGGTCGAGAGCAGGTCGTCGGTGCGCGACACGCGCGCCGCGACCGAGCTCGCGTGCCCGCGGCCCGTCTTGCTCGCCGCCGAGATGAGTGACGCGACCAGCTGCCCGGTGATGTCGGCGTCGATGGCCTGCGCCTCGCTCTCGAGGATGCGGCCGGTCGAGCTGTCGACGATCGCCGACTCGCCGATGTAGTTCACCAGGGCGTTGCGGCCGACCTTCGCGGCGCGGTTGATCACGCGCAGGCGCTCGACCTTCGCGTAGTCGCTGCCGACGCTCGCGAACGTGTGCGTGTCCGCCACGTAGTACCCCGAGTAGCCCGCGTGCGAGCGCAGGGTGAGGAACCGCTGCCCGGCGGTGCCGTCGGCGAGACCGCCGGTCGTGCCCTCGTCGTGCTCGATCGAGAGCAGCGTGCGGAGCGGCCCGGACTGAACGCGCCCGAGGTGCTCGCTGATGTCCGAGCTCGCGAGGCGCTCGAGGATGCGCCAGCCGACCGGGCGGCGGTACTTCCGCGAGTCGATCGTGCTCGCCTGCCGCCCGTAGCCCGCGGCGATGAGCATGCGCTTGTGCGAGAGCACCTGCACCGTCGACGAGCTCAGCGCCGTCCGCCAGGTCGCGAGGCCGGCGGTGTTGGTGGCCACCGGCGAGCCGGCGAGCAGCATGCACCAGATGTAGCGGTACGAGGTGGCCTCGAAGGTGTCGACCTTGGCCGAGACCGCGGCGAACGTGGTCGCCAGCGCCGTCGCGCGGTCGCTGTCGAGCGCGCCCGCCGGCTGGCTCTGGATGAACACGCCGCCGATGTCGACGCCCGCGGCGAACAGGGCATCCATGCCGGCAGTGATGTTGGCGTCCGAGTGCGTCGGGGCCGCGCCGGTGAAGCTGTAGACGTTGTCCACCGCGTACGTGCCGCTCGCGAAGTTGAGCGTCACGCCCGAGTCGTCCATCAGGTACGTCGCCGCGGTGACGATCGGGTTCGACCAGGTACCGGTCCCGCTCGCCGAGTCGTAGTCGAGGCAGTACCGGAACGTCGCCGTGCCGCGCGCGCCCGCCGAGACGATCTCGACGCGGCCAACGATGTCGTCGCGCGAGTTGCCGGTGAGGGTCACGGTCGGCGGAGTCGTGCCCGCGCTGGTGACCGCCGACAGCACGCCCGCCGTCGAGGCCAGCGGGACGAACAGGATCTTTCCGTGGTTCGGCGTGGTGACCAGGTCGGCGACGAGCTGCGGGCTGATGCCGTAGCCGAGCGTCGAGGTGACGTCCGCGGGGGTCGCGCTGTCGAAGGTGTAGACCTGCCCGATCGTGCCGCCGCTCGAGTACCCGAGCACCGCGATCGTGTTGTCGGACTGCTCCGGCGGAATCTGGAGCTGCCCCTCCTTGAAGGTGAGGGCGACGTTGGGAATGGCCATGGCTGTTCGCGGCTCCTCGAGGGGGCGATGTCGTGGGTCAGGGCGGCGAGAGCTCGCCGCTGGTCAGGGGTGGGTGAGCAGCGGCGCGATCAGCCCAGCGGGGCGATCAGCGTGCCGTCGTCGGTGCCGTACTCCGGCGCCGAGGTGTCGAGCTGCGCGTCGGTGATGGTGACCGGCTCGGTCGTCGAGGCCGCATCGAGCGGAACCTCGAGGAGCGGCATGCGCCACATCACGGTGATTGTGACGACGTTCTTGAGCGTGGCGGCCTGGTCGCTCGACTCCTCGACGCGCCAGGACTCCAGACGCACCGCAGCCGCTTTCAGCTGGCGAGCGCCTGTCATGAACTGCTGGACCATCAGCCACGCGTCGCCATGCGTCTTCGCGCGGCAAGCGATGTCGGCGCGGAAGTCGATCGAGTCGAGGCTACGCTGCGGGAACCGCCCTGGGTTCTGCGGGCCCGCGCTGGCGTTGCCATTCGTCGGGGTCCAGTCCCACCGCGCGAGCGCGTGGTTGCGGCTCGACTCGAGGTAGTATGAGTCCTTGCCGGTCGCCGTCTTGAGCAGCTGCGCGAGCGGCACAAAGATGTCGGCCCGCGGGTCGAAGTAGTAGACCGTCACGGCGACCTCACTTCCGCGCGGCGCGCACGTTGGCGCTGTGCATGAAGCCTCGCCAGCCCGCGTTCAGCGCGGCGACGATCTTCTTCTTCCACGGGGGCGGGGGGCTCTTCTTCGGCACGATGCGTCGCGCCTTGCCCTTCCACCGTCGGATCTTGCCGTTGGCGCCCACCTTCATCTTGCGCCAGCCGTCGTGCTGGAACTTCACGAAGGGCGGGCCCGAGATCGTCGCGACCACCTTGCCGTTGATGACCTCGACGCGGATGCTCGCCGAGCTCGGCCACCGCAGGGCGGCCTTGTCCCTCGTCTTGGGCCACGCGCGCCCCTGGGGCGAGCGCTGCGCGCCCTTCGACTCGCTGGCGAGGCCGTGCACCGTGCCGCGCGCGATGCGCGGCATCAGCGCCTTGCTGACTCGCCCCGACGCGAGGGCCTGCACCTTGCCGAGCATCCTGTCGAGGGCGGCGCGGTCGGGGACGAGTCGGAGCATGGTGTCACCAGCCTCGAGACGACTCCGTGTAGATGGCGGCCCCGGTCTTCACGATCGTCGGGGTCGCGTCGACCAGGCCGACCGGAACGATGAAGCCGCGGGCGACCTTCTCGAGGTACTCGCGGCCCTCGGTGGCGCGGTCCCGCCACACGAAATTGTTCGCGTCGTCGGGGTTGTGGCCGATGAGTGTGGACATGATCGTCCACGCCGCGATCTTGCAGACCGCCTCCTTCACGTCGGCGCCCCACGCGGTGAGCGGGAGCCTTACGCGCCCGCTCGACTGCAGGATGCCGCCGGCGAGCTCGCTCGAGGCGGCGAGGATGGCGTCGATCTTCTCGTTGGCGATGCCCGACGTTACCTCCTCGGAGAGGCCGAGCAGCGCGAGGTCGTCCCGCGTAGCCAGAGCCACGCCGGTGGCGGTGACGTCGGTAAGCGCCATCAGAGGATCTCGCCGATGACCTTGGCGTCCATCGTCGGCGTCGCCGAGCCGCCGATCAGGGCGACCACGCGCACGAACCGATCGAGGCCCGCGAAGACCTTGCGCTCGTAGCCGACCGTCTTGGCGGTCCAGACGTTGTCGACGGCCGCGGTGGCGTTGGCGTAGTTGATGACCAGGCCGGTGTCGGTGTCGTTCGGGTCGATGACCGAGATCGTCGCCGCGGTGGTGACGTTCGAGACCCAGGTCTTGCCGCCGTCCACCGAGTAGCGGATCACGGCGACGCCGCGGGCGCCGAGCGTGGTGCACTCGATGCGGAGGTCGACCGGCTGCAACTGGGTGCCGGTGAGGGTGATCGTCGGCGGGGTGGTGCCGGTCGCCGTGACCGAGCCCATGACCAGGCCGGCGGGCGCCGAGCTCGAGGGAGCCGCCGCGGCGTCGGTGCGCTGGGTGAAGGTGCCCACCGTGCTCCAGCCGTTGTAGCCGTCGGGCGAGGTCTGCACGGTGAGGTCGAGGGTCGGGCTCGTGCCGGACTTGGCCGAGACCTCGACCTGCAGGCGCGCGAGCCCCTTGTCGCCGACCTCGAAGACGGGGCCGACGGTGACGCCGGAGGCGAGCGTCTGCTGCGGGAGAGCGAGCATGCTCTCGACGTTGCAGTGCCGGTTGTCGCCGCGGCGGTAGCCGGTGCCGGCAACGGGGTACGTGATGGGGACAGCGTTCGGCATGGTCAGCTCCCGACGGCCGCAATCACGGCGTCAGCTTCGCGCCGGTTCAGCCCGGCGACTTTGATCAGTTCTTCGGCACGGGCGCCGCGGATGTCCTCGATCGCGAGGTACCCTGCGGCGGTGAGCAGGTCGTAGCGGACGGTCGACGGAGGGAGCGCGGTGCCGGCGATCTCCTGCTGTCGTCCACGCATGGTGAACCACAGGCCGTCCTCGAAGCGACGTTTCGCCTCGAGGGCCTGCAGCAGGTAGTAGCGCCTCGGGTGCATCGCGCTCACCTCTGTTGACGGTCGCGCTGGTTGTTACGCCTGCGATGAGCGGCGCCGCTCCATGGCGGCGAGGTAGTTGGCGCGAGCCTCCGGCGAGAGCTGCCGACCCTTCAGCGTGGCGCTGATCTTGGCCTTCTGCTCTTCGGAGACCGAGCGCCCCTTGCGGGCCGCGCTCATCTTCGCGCAGGTCTCGGGCGAGCGCGGCTTGCCCTTGCGGGCCGCCGACATCTTCGCCCGAGTCTCGTCGGAGAGCTTCCAGCGCCTAGCCCTTGGGCCGACGCCGTTCTTGTTCCCCTGCAGCGACTTAGCGACGGCTTCGTTGTGGGCTGTCGAGTGGGCTTTGCCCTTCCTCGCCCTCGACATCTGGGCTCGCGTCGACTGGCTATGCGTCGCACCAGTGCCGCCCGTCGTGATGTTGTATCCGTTCGGGGAGCGCGTCCCGAGATACGCGATCCAGAAGGGCTCCTGTTCGAGCGCCTCCTCTTCGGTCGCGTACTCCTCAATCACCTGGAAGGAGAAACGATCGATCCCGTGGGCTTGAAAGGCTCGCCCGAGCAGCGACTTCGGGGACCGTCGGCGCGCATCTGCGCGATGCTGATCCCATCGGTCTGCTGCTCGCTTCGCCTTGCCGACGTAGGACTTCGCGTTGTCGATGCAGGTGATGACGTACACGCAGTGTCGAATGCGGCGCACGCTAGTGGTTAGCACGCGCCGTATCGATCACAACCCCTGGGCATTATGCCTGATCTTGACCACTCCAGGCAGGTTCTGCCCCGGCATGCGCACGTAGCGGTGCGCCACCGAGTAGAGGTGCGCCGCGTAGATCATGCTGTCGTTCAGCGGCACGGCCACCGACTGCAGCACGCCGGCGTACTGGGCGTTGTACCAGAACACGAGGGAGTTCTTCTTGAGCAGCAAGCTGGTGTGCTTGGTGATCGTCTTGAACGTCCAGGTGTTGTCGGTCGCGGCGGTGCCGGTGTTGATGGTCAGCGTGATGCCGAGCAGACCGCCCGCGGGATCGAGCGGGTCGACGAGCGCCACGGTCGCGGCCGACGTGTAGTAGTCGTCCGCGGTGTACGTGAGGCCGCCGTCGATCGACAGCTTGAATTTCCAGGTCCCCCTGGCTCCGCCAGTGGTGCAGGCGATCTTGATGTCGCACGGGCGCGCAGGGCCGGTGATGCCCTCGCGGTTGACCGAGGCGGCGACGGTGATGGTCGGCGGGGTGGTGCCCGCGGAGACCACCGAGGTCAGCGCACTGTTATCGGTCGGCAGGCGGTCGCTGACGATCAGCGGCTTGCCGAAGACCATCGGAGGCACGCCGGGCTCGTTCGGCTGCACGAGCAGCGGGCGGCCGGTCGAGTCCTTCAGCTGCAGGAGGTCGATCATCGTCGCGCTCGAGACGGCGATCGCGGCGACTTCGTTCAGACGACCACGATCACGCCAGAGGCCGAGCGCCTTGACGATCACGTCGTAGTCCATGTTGCGCGGCGCGGTCGACGAGTAGACGTCGAGCACGAGCTGGTTGTTGCCGGCGCACGCGGCGTCGATGATCTTCCGGTCGCACCAGCGCTCGGAGGCCGCGAGCACCTGGCGCGCGTACTCCTCGTAGGGCGACTTGCCGGGCACGGGCACCGAGCCCGCCCAGGTCGTGAGCTCGAAGCCGAGGGTGCCGCAGTCGACGGTGCCCTGCTCCTTGGTCATCGACGCGCTCGAGGCGCTGGCGGCGGTGCCGTCGGTGCGCGCCTGGAACTCGCCGAGGCTCCCGAAGTAGGGAACCGAGACGGTGCTGCCGATCTTGTCGGGACCGGCCTGCGGGAACGAACCGTTCACCTGCACGATCCCGAGGTTCACCGACTCGGCGCCCATGAACGCGCTCGCGCTCGCGAACGCGCCTTCGACGGCCTCGGCGAAGAGCTCGGGGATGATCTGATTGGACTTGGAAATCGCGGGCATGGTGACTCCGTGGGGGGATTCAGGGCGTGACAATCCGCGCCACGCGCATCAGCGCGCCGCGGGAGGTGGTCTGGGTGGTGCGCGCGCCGATCAGCCGGCGGTGCGTTCGGCCTTCGTCGCCTCGTGCGCCGACTTCATCGCGGCGAAGAGGTCGGGGTTCGTGGTCGCGAGTTCGTGCTTTTCGGCGAACGACAGCTCGGCGTAGGCCTTGCCGTTGAACACGAGCGGTCCGGTCGTCTGGTCCTTGCGGACCGGCTGCGACTTCGCCGAGGTGAGCTGATGGATGCGCGGCAGCGCGGCCACGAGCGACTTCACCGCGGCGAGCGAGACGCCCGCCACCTTGCGCAGCTCGCGCTCGAGCGCCGGCGTCGTCTTGCCGTCGCGCTTGGCGTGCATCAGCAGCTTCTCGATCTCGGCCGACTTGGTCGCGCTGCTGGCCTTCAGTTGCTGCGCGCGGAGCTCGCCCTTCACACGCACGAGCTCGGCGCGCAGCTTGCGCGCCATCTCCGCGGCCGGGGAACCGTCGTCGGCCATCTCCTCGCCGCCGTCGGCGGGCGCCGCCGAGCCCATGGCGTCCGTGCAGGCCTGCTTGCAGGCTTCGGCATCGTCCTTGGTCTGCGCGGAGGAGGATCGAAGCGCCTCGCACGCCGACTTGCACTCGTCGGACGCGTCGGCCATGTCCTCGACGGCGTGGCACGCGGCCGAGCACTTCTCGATCGCGTCCTGCAGCGCAGAGCACGCATCGATGCACTCCTGCATCGGGTCGCTCTTCGCGTCGGCATCGCCGGGCGGATCGCTCGGAGGGCTCGCCGCCGGCGCCGCGTCTTCGGCGGCGAGCTTGGCGGCGACGGGGGTGTTGGGGTCGGTCTGCAGCTGCGGCATGTTGAGCGTCTCCGGTTTGCGGCGTGACGTGGCGAGTTGCACCAGCGCGCGCGAGTTCCTCTCGCGGAGCGCGCCAGGGTCCGAGCCCATCGGAACGACCGAGAGCTCGTAGAGCAGGGCTTTGGTGACGATCGGTTCCGCGTTCTCCGGCTCGTCGATCTCGAGCGGGTCGAAGCCAACCGACACGGCCGAGAGCATGCCCTCGCTCATCAGCCGGTAGACCTGCTCGGCGAGCGGGTTGGCATCGGCGCTCGCGAAACGAATAGTGCAGCGCAGCGCGCCGTCCTCCATGCGCACGTTCTCGGCGCGGCCGATCGGCAGCGTGTGTCGCGGGTCGCTGCTGAAGAGCCCGACGTCGTTGTGCCCGTAGAGCACGACGGGGTTGGCCTGGAACCTCGAGAGGTCCCACGCGCCCTCCTCCTGCAGGATTCGGAACCCGTGATCGTTCGGCATCGACGTCGAGCAGACGACGTTGATGGTGCGGGCATCCTTGTCGGCGCCCTCTTCGAGTCGCACGGAGGATGCGAGCGAGAGGCGCTGACGGGCTTGCATGGTCAGGTCGGTCATGCGTTCTCGTCCTGTGGCGGCGCCTCGTTTGGCGCTGGCGATGCAGGCTGCAGCGGGGCCAGCCCGCGGCGCGCGCGCACCTCGTTGACGGTCTCGATCCCGGCGCCGACGAGCGTGGCATCGGCCTGCGCCGCGGTTTGCTGAGCCGCTGCGAGTGCCTGCTCGTCGTCGATCGGCTGCGTGTCGTAGTGAGGACGCGGAGCGAGCGACCGGTCGCCGTAGTTGATCTCGGCGTAGAACTTCAGCCCCTGCTCACGGATGCAGCTCGGGAGCACCTTGCCGTCGACGCGCGTGCGACCGTGCGCGACGCGACCGTGCAGCGAGGCAGCGCCCATCGTGCCCGTGCCGGCCTGCGTGCTCAGGTTCTGCCCGAGGATCGAGACCGCGGTGCCGTTGTCCGCGAGCTCGATCTGCTGCCGAAAAGAGTCGTAGTTCCGCGCCACCGACTCGACGAGCTTGAGGGTCATGCCAGGGTTCAGCGCGACGGCGCTGTTGCGACCGAGCGCCTGCAGGTCCGCGGCAAGCTCGCGGCGCTGCGCCTCGGTGCCCGTCGAGACTCCCATCTTGGTCGGGTCGGTCTCGGCGACCCAGACGCCCTGACCAAGGCGCTCCGAGAGGAACCCCCAGTCCTGGATCGCGTACTGCTTCAACAACGTCCAGCGAGCCAGCGCGCGATACGCACCGTGCACCCACGGACGCGACACGCCGCTCGGGGTGAACACAATCCACTGCCCATCACCCGGCGTGATCGGCTGCTTGGAGCTCGGGAGCGCGGCGCTCGAGGCCTCATCGTCGACGCCCTCGACCATCCACGACCGCGCCTGCGGATCCCAGGACAGCCAGCGGGGCGACCAAACCTCGAGGCGAGGCACCAAGCGCTTGCCGTCGTCGCTCTCCTCGTACACGAGCTGCGCGAGCGCGACGCCGAGCATGATGCCCCAGGCGAGGAGCTTCTTCAGCTCGGGCTCGGGGAACGCCAGCTCCCAGTCCTCGGCAAGCTCGGCGGCGACCTTCGGACCGACGCGCCCGTCGCCCTGCGGCTTGAGCTCGAAGGGCAGACCGAGCAGCGCATCGGTGCGCGTGTCGAGGACCGCCTGCACGCGGTCGTCGCCCATCATCCACTCGCAGAGGTCGGCAGCGAGGCGGAGGTTGCCGCTCATCGCCGCGACCTCGGCCGCCCGGATGAGGGCAGGGGTCCACGTGTAGTAGTAGCGAACCGACGGCTCCCAGAGCCGCACGGGCGCGGTCGGCTGCGCAGGCAACGCGGGAAGGCTCGCGGCCTCGAGGGTGCGAGTTGCGAGCGTCGGGCGCATGGTGTGCCTCAGCGTGACGACAGGTTGAAGATCATCGGGCGCATTCGGGCCGCGCCCTCGACAAGCGCCGTGTCGGGCGCCGCCTCGAAGCACGCAAGCGCGAGCGCGTCGGCGTCGTCTGGCGAGCGCCCGAGGCGCGCCACGACATCGCGCTTGCTCTCAAGACGAACGCGAAGGCGCTCGTCGAAGTTGGATTGCACGGCGGTGAGCTGGGCCTGCAGGTCGCCCGCGGCCGGGATTGCCCCGCTCGCAAGCCACCCCTTCATGACGCCCCAGACGTGGGACCGCATGTCACGGAACCCGGGATCGAGGCTGCCGCTCTGCGAGGTGATCTCGACCAAGCCGATGCTGATGCCGTTGCGCGGCTCGCACCGCTTGAGGAAGTCGACGACGCCGTTGTTGTTGGTCTGGTCGACCTTCACGCGGACGTACTCACCAGGGCGCGCGCGACGCTCGATCTCGGTGAGGATGATGCCCGCGACCTCGCCATTGTCGTGCTGCGCGAGCGTGCGAATTCGATCGACCCATCCACCGCGCCGAAAGCAGATCGACGTGTGGTCCTTGCCCATGCGGGCCGGGTCGACGCCGATCGAGAGCGGCTGCGCGAGGTCGCTGGCGCTTGGGGTCTCGGTCCAGCGCTTTTGGGCTTCGAGCACGAGCTCGAGGCCGATGAACGCACGCTCGGACTGCTGCGCAAAGTTGCCCTCGATCTTGACCTGGAACTCCCACGAGGCGCGTCCCCAGTCCTGCGCGCGCTGCTCGATGTACGCCGGGCGCGCGAGCCCTGGGATCTCGTCCTCCCCCGTCACGTTCGGCGACTGCGACGACGGGATGTGCAGGCCCTTCCAGAACGCCGCGCTCTTGTGGAACGCGTCGAAGAAGTAGCCGTCGTTTCGCGTCGGGTTGCCGGCGAGGATCATCTTGCCGCCGCCGGCCCGGTTGCCGTCGAGCGCCGAGAGGATCTTCGCCTCGATGCCCGGCGCCTCGTCGGCGATGACCATGAGGCTCGGCGACGAGTGCCCGAGGTACTTCTCGGTCTTCTTCGCGTCACTCGCCGCGAATCCGAAGATCACTCGACCGTCTGCCCAGCGGACGCCGTCCTCGCAGGAGGCCATCGCTTGGCCCCCGAGCTCGACGACCGCTCCGCCGTCCTGCTCGCGCTGCTCCTGGCTCTTCCCCCCGGCGTGAAGCCGCACGATCTCGGCGTAGAGCTGGTCCTGAGCCTGCAGCCCCGAGGGGGCGCAGAAGATGACCTTCGCCCGCGGCCTCGTGACCGCCCACCAGAGCGCCACGATGGCTAGCGCGGTGGTCTTGCTCACCTTTTGCCCCGCCCGAATGGCGACCGAGTCGTTGTCGCGGATCGCTCGGAGCAGGTCGCCAAGGCGCGACCAGACGCGGACCTGCAAGATCTCGCGCGCAAACGCGATCGGGTCGTTCCGGTATCGGCGAGCGAGCCGGACCCCGAGCTCCTCGATGGTGGCGGTCACGGTGCGTCGAGGAGGGTGAGGATCCGCAGGAGGACGGTCCGAAACCCGTCGTGCGCCTTCCGGGTGTCGGCCGGGACACGTTCGAGAGCGCCGGCGAGCTCGTGGAGGTCGGCCATCTGCCGGGGGACAGCGTCAGCAAGCCAGTCGGCGGGCGCCTTCGACCACCGCGCCGCCTCAGCGTGGGTTCCGGCGAGCAGGAGGTCCGCCAGGCCATCGAACTGGCGCTCCCCTTTGCCGTCGCGCTGGCGCATCTTGGCCGAGCGCTCAAGCAGCTGGGAGTACGTGCGGAGGATGTTGGTCCGGACCGTCGGCGACAGGCCCGGCTGGCCGATGACCTGGTCGAGCGTCGCGAGCTGGGCCTCGAGACGGTCCGCCGGCGCCATCGCGGCCAGCGCCTGAGGCGTCGCCGAGGGGGCGATGACCTCGCCGACGGTCGCGTTGCGGACGTTGCTGACGGTCGCCTGCGAGACCTTCGCCCGCTTGGCCACCTCGGCCCCGGAGAGCCCCTTCGCGAGCAGGTCGAGGATCTGCCGCTTCTTCGCTTCGGGCAGGGGCTTCGCCAATTCGCCACCCTTCACTGAATCTGAGGCCCGTCCGCGTCGATCCGCGGGGATTCCAGGCCTCTTCTCAGCGTGTCGCCTTCATGAAAAGGCGCGATTTCCGAGGATTCTGACGGAAGGG